TCTTCCAACAAAATTAAGACTTACAGCGTTTTAATTAAGACTTACAGCGTTTTAATTAAGACTTACAGCGTTTTAAAACAGTATTCTGTAGGTCTTCCAACAAAATTAAGACTTACAGCGTTTTAATTAAGACTTACAGCGTTTTAAGACAGTATTCTGTAGGTTTTCCAACAAAATTAAGACTTACAGCGTTTTAAATAAGACTTACAGCGTTTTAAGACAGTATTCTGTAGGTTTTCCAACAAAATAAAGTATGATAGCGTTTTAAAACAGTATTCCATAGGCTGGTAGTAAGTGAAATGTTTAACAATTAAAATATAAACAACATGAACGTATATGATTTTGCGCCTGACTTAGATTTGAGTAAGGAGGTAGAAGGTTCTATTTTTGGGGTGAAAGGAATAGAAGGCAGTGATGGTATAGTATATGCTAAGGTAGTTAGCTGTGTAGACGTTAAGGATTACAGTTGTGATAGGTGTATTTTTTATGATTGTTATAAGGATAAATGTTTATTATCGCGTAGTGATAGTTGTGTAGATGGAGACTGGCTTTGTAGGTACGAACAGGCTGCCATAGAGGGGGGAGTAGGCGGCGCCTTGGGCTAAGGCCTGCGGTTGTAGGTGGAACGTAGGTCGGAGCAGAGCCAGGACAGTTTATTGTGGAACGTAAAAAGAAAAAAGATGGAAAGAACAATACATTATATTTGGATAAATTGGGTATCTTCTACAGGTTCGAAAAGTAGTAGACTAATAAGCAACAGGTCTATGCCGGTATCAGATGCCAAAGAGATGATATTAAGAACGAGTGCTAAAGAATTGCTTAAACACAGACCGAGTTGGTTAAAGGACTGTGTTCGTATTAGTGTAAGCGCACAGAATATTACGACCGGAGAGGTCCTATATAGAAGAACTATAAACATAAAGAAGAAGGAGGAGATAGCGATATGAAAAAGGCATTTAAGATATTTTCTATTATGTTTGTCATAGAAATAGTGCTGATAGCTATTTTAGATGCTATGGCGTAAGTGAGAAAAATTTCTTCATTAATTTTCTTATGCTTTAGACAGAATGCTCCCGTCTGCGAAGATCGGAGCATTTGCTTTATGGGATTCATGGTGCGGTAGGCTGGTTCGATTCCGGCGATCTCACACAACATTAAAATAGGGAAGAACATGTTAAAAGAAGAATTTGAAGAACTGATTAAAAGGGAGGTAAACGAAAATCAGTATAAAAACATAGAAACGGCATACGAGGCTTTGCCGGAGTATATGGATAAGATGTATTTAGCAAGTGCTATTTCAAATGATATTGGGAAAGCTATTAATGTCTTATCGTTTTTAGGATCGTATATAAGCGAGTTAATGGGTTCGATAATAATCGAAAGGCAAAAGGTGGAATCATGTGCCTATGATTTAATAAATAAATCGCATGAGGAGGATGACTTGAAAGCAAGAGAGATTGCCGTGCGATTAATAGGAGAGAGGGAAACAGTGGCATACACAGTAAAAGAAGGGCTGCCATTGTGGGAACAAGATAAAAAGTTTATAATAGAATTAATGAAGGAGGAAAGAAAATGAAAGATGGTATTACATTACATCCAGAACACGGATTGAATCCGTCTATAGAAGTCTGCATGATATGTGGCGAAGAGATGGGGATTGCTTTATTAGGGAATAACATCAAAGGGCAGGCGCCGCATCATATATGCACGGGAGAAATATGTGACAATTGCAAAAAGATAATAGATGACGGAGGTTGTTTTATTATCGAAGTCGAGGATGGATCAGATCAAAAGAATCCGTATCGTACAGGGAGATATTGCGCGATAAAGAAAGAAGCAGCAAAGAAAATACTTGGACAGGAACATAGTGTTGTGTACATGGAAAAGTCTGCATACAGTCAAATAATACCATAAAAATAAAGAAGGATATGTTTACAAAAGAAGAGCGATTATTCATATGGAAAAAGGTATATGAGATGATTGATAGGTTAGAGGATGGGGAATACATATGTGTTGCGTTAAGAAATGTAGTGTTTATGTATTTCAAAACACATAAAAATATATATGAGTTTAGTTCAGACGAAATGGTGAGAATATATTTCCCGGAATTGGAGGAGAAGATAAGTATGGCCACAGAACCAGAGGAAACAAGAACGTTTTATGGGTGGTTTGGTTGTCTTAGTCCAGAAACGAAGGAGGTGAGGCTGAATATTGTGAAAGATATTATAAAAGAATTAGAATAGTATTTTTGTTAATCTATTTTATTCATCAAATTAAGTTTTGGGTTTTGGCATGTCGGTTCGTGAGGATAGACATGCCTATTTCTGTATCATAGAGGGATGACGCGGCGTGCCGGTGCGTATGTGCCGGTCCTGGTTCGATTCTGGGCATCTCACAAACAATAAAACATAATTATATGGAAGTAATAACATTCGGTCCGAACATGGATTTGTCTTCTAAAGAAGCAGGGGATGTATTTAGATTAAAATTGTATGGCATAGAGTATGAGGTCAAAGTAGTTAGTGACGACGAAGAGCCTGTTATGTTCTGCAAAGATTGTATATTTTTTAACAACACAGGACGGTGTTCACTCTCAGAATCGCAAGACTGGTGCTTAAAAAAGCAAGTTGTTTACTGTAAAATAAGACATGATGGGGGAATTTAATGCGAAAGACGCCAATTTCTTATGGCGTCAAATGGGTAAGATTGACGGGGTGATAGAAACTCTGAACCGTACCGGAGGAGAAATGCCGACAATTATAGCCGGAGTGCTAAAAAGAATAAGAGACGATATAGATAAGTTTGTAGATAATAAAACGAAAGATTATGAGAATATACAAGAATGATATTATAAAGGCGTCAGCAATAAGCACCGGAGCCGACAGAGGTGTGTTGCTGTGTTCAATAACAGATTCAGGCTTTACGTCTATAGCGGGCGTAATATCGGCTGTTAAGGATAGGTTACCAAACGAAGATCACAAGAAGATGGTTTTTGAAATCTTGAATGATACGAAAAAAGAGTACGGAAGATATAATAATTGCGGAACAAAAGTATTGTAATAAAGATTAAAAAACAATATGTTTATGTAATGTTAGTTTTTTCATTTTTATTGAAAGGAGCGCCGGCCTGTGAAGGTATGCGCTCTTTGTATTTATATAATGCATAAAACAATAATAAGATGACAGATAATAACATAGATGTGAATATCGTACCTATAAAGAATGGTGCGAAACGTGTTGTGGTATCATATTACCATTATTCACGCAAGGACAAAAATCACATGAGTTCCCAAACGGATTACGTGTGGGAAACAAAGAATGAAGAAATGTTTAAATACTTTGAGGCCAGGAGGACAAAAGTATTTTATAGTCAGATTCGTGCCATGTGTAGATTCTATGGCACGAAAAATGTACGTAAATACAAAAAGCTGTGATATTAAAAACGACAACCAACGAGTTTTGTTTCATTAACGTAAGTTTCTATGAAACAATAGCGGATCCTCGCTATTTCTTTGAACAAGATTATGAAGAGATGCCGGAATATGAGGAAGAATCGGATTTTGATTTTGATTCTTATTGCAATAAGTTTATTCCTTTTGTACAGGAATGGGCGAATGAGGTAAGTGAATACCTTTACGGATATGGCGTAAATAACATAAAGGTAACATCGGTCGGACATCCAAAAGAATACAATTATGGTACCGATTGGATGAACGTAGAGGTAGAGTTTTGTGATGAATGGAGGCAAAAGATGTTATTTAACATTGGTAAGATTGTCAATGATGATAAATGCAAGAAGTATGCGGAGGCTAATTACCGGTCGGTACCAGGATACATCTTTTTTGGGCCTGAAGATTTAAAGGAATTTGAAGAGGAAATAATAGAAAGAAAGTCAGATTCGGGATATGATGTAACAATATTATTAAATATGTATCTAACTTTGGCTTTTGTAAAAGAATTTGGATTTAAAGCCGGAGAAGCGTGGAGTAAAATAACAGAATACGCTTACGGATGTTTGTCGTATTCTGATTTTGCAACAACAGAGATGCTTATACCAGAAGGTTCGGAGCATTTATTCAAAGACATTTACACGGCAAAGGCCGACGAATTATATCATCATGTCCTGGATAAATTCGGATGGGCGTGGCGTGATCCGAAATATAAATCAGAAACAGAATTATGCTCAATGTTAAAATGGGCAAAAGAAAAAGGCTTGACCATTGAAGAGTTAAGTATTTAATTGTTAAACATAAGGCAGTAGTGGTGCGTGAGTATAGGTGCTGCCGTTAAAATATTTTATAAGATGAAAAAAGAAGAGATTCAAACTATTTTATACACAATCAAAGAAGGAGACAGTATTAAAATCAAAGTACAAGACAAAAATGAAGAGATAAGACTGCGGGATCATGTAAGAAGAGTACAGAAATACGGATACAGGTTTTGTTTGTCTCATTTACATGATGGAATTTTCTATCTGGAGAAGTTGAAAGAAGGGGATAAGGATAAATACTATAGAGTAATAAACAGAGGAAATGAAAAGACCGGAGTATAATAAGCTACGCAAAATGGCTAAGACTACTCCAGGTCTGATAGTGGACGAGGTGCAAAACATGATGCGTGTATCGCTGTATGATAATGGGGAACTTAAGAAGGTGGTAGTAGTAATGAAATGCGATTCTTTTTTACAGTCAAAAAGTAACATAGAAAAGATAATGTTATTATCATCTTCTATAGAAGATAGAAAAAACAAAGAAAAAAATAAAACAAAATCAGAAAATGAACAGAATAACAAAAATAAGAGAAGAAATAGGAGGAAAACAGGTTGATTTGACCTTTTACGGGCGCTTTTGCAGCCTTATCGAAGGTGATAGGAAGATAATACTAAGGGCAATAAAAAACGGTCGTAAGAAGGGCGTAATTGGGGCCATTCAGCCTGGGAGACATGATAGAATTTGGACCACATGGTCTGTCGCTTTTGATGATCTGAAGGTAGGGGATACGGTAGAGTTCAGTACATCTGGAAAATACAATCCCGGATTTCATGCTACGGAAAAGTATGTAGGGTGTGTAGAATGGATAAAAGGATCGGAATGTGCGATAAAAACCGGTAAGGGAATAGCAGTAGTATTAATTAAACACGTAGAAAGGATAGTAAAATGATGGGGTTGAGAGAATTTGTAGAACTTTTTGACAAGAATGAAGTAAAGAACTTGTTTAAAGCGTTAGATTTATGTATGGAATATGTAAGATTAGATTTACATGTGTTTAATGTAGGAGCTCATGTAACATGTTCATACAGTAATGATCTTGAATCGCTTTCACAGGCAGAAGGTTGTAATGTGAATATGATAATAGAGGTGCCTCGCTTATTCGAAGCGTTCATGGAATACGCTTCACCGGAAATGAAGTTGTATTATGAAAAACTAACAGAGACAGTATAATATGAAAGAGGAAGTAGAACGGATAAAGAGGTTGGTTGGCATAGATCATAATAGATGGGAGCAGCCTTGTACATGTGATAAATGCAAGAACATGTGTGAGGTTCCTTGTATTGGTACGCCAAAAGACATAGAAGCTATCATAGATGCCGGATACGCTGACAGGCTAAAAGAAACAATGTGGATGGTAGGGTATCTTGCAGTGAAAGAAAAACCAATAGCGATGATCCAGCCGACAGTGAAAGATGGGTGGTGCGCATTCCGCCGGCCGGACGGTCTCTGCGAGCTGCATGACCGTGCCGAAGGGGTTCTGGCTTCTTGTAAGGTGGTTGAAGAAGACAATGTTCCAACATACGAAACATCCGTACTTAGAGCAGTAGCTCATGAGTGGGTTAAAGTGGAGAACTTTGGAGATGTAATGAGGGTCGTTTTTAAATTTTTGCATGAAAATGAACGTAGAAAATGAATTAGATAAAGTAGTTAAGATCCTAAAAGAAAAAGGATTTGTGGTATATAGAAAGGGAGGAAAGGAACCGGGTGTATTTTACGCCAAAGAAGGTGATAAACGAATAGGATTCGTTTATCCCAACAACGGATATATATACGACAGGATAAAAATGTGGTCTTTTTCAAGGGTGTATAAACCACATAAGAAAACCGGGTCTTCGTGTTTAATGTGTGTCAGCGACGAATTTACTATAGAGAATGCGGTTAAGAACATAGAGGATAGACTGTGGGTAAATTATATAAAAGACGGTAACAGAAAACGACCAGAAGAATATAAAAATATAAGAGAATTTGTTGGTAGCTTCACTAAATTCTACAGCTCTGTAGAATTAGTTGAGGTTAAGTAGTTTTCCATGTAAGTTAGTTGCCGGCACTGGTCTGTGAAGATAGGTGTCGTTTTTTTTAAGAAAGGAGGATAAAGATGGAGAAAAGAGACAAGGAAATGCCTTACGAGGTAGTCATACAGGAAAGAAAAAGAGTGGATTTATACGGTAATGTAGTATATTATATCTTAAAATATAAAGACATGGAAGACGATCTTATTACAACAAAAGAAGTAGGCGATTATCGCATTAAAGTGTATTATTGTCATGATTCAGAATGCCCTATAACTAATTGGGGTTTGTTTGGGTCATTCTTTTTTGAATACTCTGATACGCATCGATTGCATGATGAATGCAATTGGAAAACTTTCTTCTACGATAACAAGCATGATCTTAGAGATGTTATTGATGCTATTGTAATGAAGCATATAAAACAGAAAGACATTGTAAAATATTTAAAGAAAGGGGAAGCGAATGAGATCTCATTTACATACAACAGAGGTGACAATGTATGGGAGTTGAAGCATAAGACAAGTCCATATATAGGTCAAGAGTTTTTTCCAAGTGATTTGACGGACTTTGATTACAGAGGAGAATTAATAGAGGATCTGGATGACGAAGATTTGTTAGATATCATATCCAAATACGGAAAAGATGTGGTGGCTATAGAGTGGTCAACAAGGGGTTATAGTCAAGGTGATTATATAAAAGGGATAGCATACGCTACAAAAGAAAAATATGATAATGAAGTCTGCGACAAAGAAGGAGATTGGAAAGAAGATTGTGCCAAGATTATAGATGATGAAGTAAAGTCCATAGGTATGTGGATGTGGGGAGATGTAAAAGGGTACGTTCTTGAAAAGAAGGTAGCATTTACCAAGAAATACAAAGACGAATCAAGGGAGGATGAAGATTGTGAAGAATGGGAAGAGGTTGATTCTTGCTGGGGATGTTACGAGGAGACAGATGAATTGATAAAGGAAGTCATGATAGAGAATGGCTTAGAAGAATAGGTTATAATGGCTGATAGTGACGGACGCCACAGGAGACAGGTGGGTAAAGTGCGAAGAGCTCCGGTTCAGGGGAGACGGGGCCTGCTTTGCGTGGCGTAAGGCTACAGTAGATGAAATTGTTGAACATTTTAAAAAACAGATAATTATGGGATATATATGTACAAGATGTGGTGGAACAAATGTCGCCTGTGAAGCTATAGTAAATCCGAATACCGGAAAAATAATAGATTATTTTGATGGAGCTTTCATGCATGCTATTTGCAGTGATTGTGAAAACGAGGTAGTGATATCTAATGTTGAAGGAGTCAAATATGAAATTGATTTAAGATTCCTTGAATTTGTAGAAAGAACAGGTAAGGAGCCTGAATACGTAGAATGTCAGATTGTGTGGAAAGAAACAGGAGACGATAAAAGAGTGACAATCAAACTATCGCTGAGTATCAACGATGATGATAATGATAATGTTTTTTATTATTGTAATGGGATAGAATCGTTTCAGCAGCTTGCTGAATACGGAATGAGGGAATTTATTGTGACATATTGTTGGAGTTTCTTTTAAATAACATGCCTTATGAAAACACAAGAAGAATATGCCCGTGAGATTGACGAGATCGTTCTAAGGGATGTAGAAAGTTGCCAAAGTGATTGGTTTAATATTGATAAAGAGATATTTATGCGGCCAGAGAATAAGAACAAGACATTCATCTTAGGGACCCGGAAGACCGGATGTGATTTAATAATACTGGGTGGCACTAATTGTGATGAAGGTAGTATGGATTGGCTTTTTGGGAGTCTTGGCAATGAAAACTTCTATGTATGCCAGCCAGTATCTTTCTATAAATCACAACGAGAAATCCAGAAAGTAAATCCGCTTTATGCTTTCAAGGTGGCCACTGCTTATTTTAGAGAACAAGGGAAGGTTCCGGTATTTGAAGATAGTAACTGTAGATTAATAAAACTATGAGCATAAAAGTAATAAGATACAGGTTGCCATCTTATTGGGCTTGTCCGTTAATCAATGATGATTACACTGGATTAACGGATGAAGAATGTGAGGAAATTCATAAAATACAAGATATGGAAAGATTGAATTTTGAAACATTGTTTCGTATCGTAAGATGGGATTACAACCGTTGCTTTAAGGATGAATCACTGGACAAGGATTTGTTCGTAGAAAAATACGGACGGGTAATGGGTGAACATTATTATAACAAGTTTGTCCATGAATTTGACGGAAATATCCTGAAGATGGTTGGTTACTTCAGAGGTTCCGAAAAAGAGGGGCAAGTCTTCTGCGATATGATAACCGAACGCATTGAAAAATATGAACAAAGAGAATCATATAATAGAAGCAAGTTAAACAATTAAAAACATACTTATATGAACAATTCAATGGTCGCTCACTTATGGGCAAACGAAAAGCAAGAATCAGCGCATGGTAGTAACTTCTATTTTGAAGGTGAAAGTATTTATTCCTATGGAAGACATTTTGAGGTCGGAAGAATCGTGCGAAACAAGCGTGGAGAAAAGGCGTATTTGATTAATGATACATACTATTCTTCTACTACAAGCAAGCATCAATATTATGTTCGTGAAGCAATACCAACTGGTTCAAAGGTGTTCTATGTTGAATGTAATATGTCATATTGTATCGGTAACATGCTCTTTGTTACCAATATGTTGGAATCCATTAAAGATGCTATTGAAAAATACAAAAAAGCAAGAACCGAATTGTCCTATCGAGATATTTGGGAAACGTTTAAAAATCTGATGGATTATATTGAGTTCTTCGATATGGGGACTCCCCGGCGTCTTCTTAAAAAGAGCGCAAACGAATGGCTTGGAACTAACCATGAATTATCACGGAAATCAGATAAGATTAAACGTGAGTATGTCCGTGAATTGAAACACATTTTCCAGATATTGTTGAATCATCAAGCACTGGAAGTCCTTGGAACCGTTAATGTGATTGTAGATGAAGTTTGCGGGGAAGGTACATGGATTAAGTATTCAGAAAGATCTGAAAGATGGAGAAAGGGTGAGGAAGAAAGAGAAAGAATAAAATTAGAGAGATTAAGAAAGGAAGAAGAAGCCCGTTACAAGGATTTTGATGAAAAACTGGAAGAGTGGAAGTCAGGAGAAATAAATTTCTTGAATACACCTTTCTATATTCCTGGTGAAAAACCTAACGCCTGGATCCGTATAAAAAGAAATATTATTGAGACAAGTAAACAGATAAAGATTGGAGTAGCAGAAGCCAGAAAACTGTGGCGGGCTGTGTCGGCAATGCACCGGGGCGCCGAGTTTCGGCACGGTCTGGTGGAGGACGTCACCGGTCACCAGTGGAGTCTAAATCGGTACGAAAACGATTTGCTAACCGCTGGATGTCATAGGATAGCATATGACGAAATGGAGAGAATAGCAAAACAACTGGGATGGGTTTAAGTAACTCATCTTATTTCATAACAACTAAAAAATAAGAAAAATATGGAAAATTCAATTATTGTTCCGTTTGATTTAAATACGGCGAGAAAAATTAAAAGCGGAGAAATAGAAGGTTCAGTATTAATTGGTAATATTAAAATAGAATTTGTATATGAGTCAAAAGACTGTGCAGATCGTTATAATTTACTTTTTGTAAAAAAAAGATGAATCTGGGATAAGTGCTATATATGCCGATACAGAAGGTCGTACTTTTTTCAACAACGTTCTGGAATTGGAAGTAGAGGCTGGAGCGTATTTTAAGAAAGGAGATGTATTAATAAGCACGCTTGGGAACCCATTTATATATAATGGTATTATTAATAGAGAAGGAGATATGGGATGCATATATGGTATATCGGCATATGGCGAGATTACATCTGAAGAAGCTCCAATATGGACAAGTGTGTGTGGTGAGGATAAATCCAAGTATGTTAGATTAGCCACAGAGGAAGAGAAAAAATCTTTTGCTGAAAGAATTGCTAATACAGAAAACCTTAAAAAAGCAGGAATAATAAAACAATATCTAAGTGAGTACGAATACTTGCTGACTAAAGAAAAGAAATGCGATTTTAAGCCATTCGATCAAGTCTTGGTGAGAGCAAGCAATTTGGAAAATTGGAATCTACACTTATTTGCCAGAGTAAGAGAAGAAGAATATAAATATGAATGCTTGGGAGGTTTGAGATACAAAGAGTGTATCCCATACCAAGGAAATGAGCATCTTTTAGGAACTAATAAAAGCAAATAAGATCATGGAACAGAGAACAGCAACAATTCCGTTTGATTTAGAAACGGCGAAAAAAATAAACATAGGGGAAATAGCAGGTCGTATTGTGACAGAGAAAGGACAAAATAGAGCAGAAATCGTATATGAAGACAATTCGTCAAATTGTCCGTTATTGGTTGTAATTCATTCGATTTCTGTATCGGCAGACTGGTTTTCTGCTACAGGAAAAGCACTTAGTAGCGCAAATCGACTCCTTCTTGAAGTTCCAGAATATACTACGTTTAAAGATGGAGAGGTGTTAAGTAATAAAGATGGTAGCTATATCTTTATTTTAAATACACATGGGAAATATTTAACGTCTTTTTATGCCTCTTTAAATCAAAAAGGTATTCTTAAAATAGAAGATGGTTTATCTGCTTGGGAAAATAAGATAGAAAAATACAGATTTGCCACTGAATCCGAAAGACAAAAGTTGGTTGACGCATTAAAGGCAAGCAAAGAACCTGAAGCTAAAGAGTATCTGAAACGCTTCTTTGGGATTGAAGAAAAGCTGAAATATGATTTTAAGCCGTTTGACAAAGTGCTGGTAAGAAAAGAAGGAAATAAAAAATGGAATATCAGTTTGTTTGCAAGGGAAATTGTGGACGATTATAATGGATTGCCTTATAAGTACGAATGTTCCAATGGAACATTATGGGATTATTGTATTCATTTTGAGGGTAATGAATGTCTTTTAGGAACTACTGAAAATCCAGAAAAATGAAAATGGTAAAATTATCTGATTTTTATCCTTATGACAGAAACAAAGGAGGGATACAGGAATTGCATCATAAAATTGAGTCCAAAACACTTCAGTATTGGGGTGAAGATAGTGGTATTCTGATCGGCATCACTCCGATATATAAGAGACGTTTGTGGAGTAAAGAAGTAAATGTTATAAATGATAAACAATAAATATGAAAACAAGAACATACGAAGGGGTGCAGCACGGAGACTGGGTAAGATGTGTCTTATGTGGAGCACAAATGCTTCTTCCATGTGGAGCTGACAAATGCCCGGAATGTAGCAGTGAAGGTACTTTAACGTGGGTAGATGAAGATAAGCAAGAAATGGATGCTAAACATCTGGATTGTCTTGTTCCAATACGCAAATTGGAGTTACAAGAATATCTGTCCCCAGAAATTTTGAAAATGGAACATATATGAAAATAGAATACATACAAAATGTAAATGCAGTGCAGTCACTATCAGATTTGATAATGGAGCTTCGAATAGCATGTTTTGGGAAACATTTGAAAAATTGGATTTGGATGCTGGTGATGCCACATGGCTTCACCAGTCCTGCTGCTGCGACCACTGCGTCAACCATTTGGGGATCGACTTATGCGATTGTGGATCAGAACATAAGGTAGGAGAATGTGAATGTGGATCCCAAAAGGCGCATGATACATTAGGGATTAAATATGATTCGTTTGAAGCAATATTAAAAAACTTTGGATAATGGATATAGTAAGCAAATACACCGCCTTGTTAGGACAACAGAAGCTAAAAGAATCATTTGTGAAAGATTTGGAGCTTGTATTATCAAGAAAAAATCCTAATATAGAAAAAGGGAAACTTAATTTCATTCGTTATTCAGAAATGAAAAATTGGAGCGTAAGAGAGTTGTTTGGTGAAGACTTGGAACAAGCTGATAGGGCTTTAATAAACAAGGTGTATCATATGCTATTTGATATAGGTTCGGATTTTGAATCGGTTATAAGAATGCTATATAGCTTTCGTAACGGACCTAAATCGGGGATAAAAGTGGCGGATCCAGAGGATAATTACGAATGGACTAACAAGGACGGAAATGAAAAATATTCTACTAAAAATCTCCCAAAAGCGCATTTTAGATGGGATTGGAGAAGATATACCTTATCAAAAGAATCCGTTGATAAAATAACGGAGTTTGTAGACACCATATTAGAATCATAGAGAAATTATGAACGAAGTAATTTTAAGCAACATGTTAGGATGTCAGACATATTGTATATCAGACAGTCCTTCGAATAGATACTGTCTTATTGGACCTATTGAGTGCAATGAGAAGTTAATAGAAGTGTTTAAGAAGGGGATAACAGTAAAACTCAAATACGTGGAAAAACGGGTCCTGGATGCATTTACGGACAACGGAATCGACCTGAGTAATTACACTCATTGTATTATTGTGAAGCGGAATTTTTATCTCGCTTGGTAACGGCAAAACATAAGCAATATGAATAATTTTGTAATAGATACTCCAGATAATTTCTGGCAAATAAGATGGCTTGACAAGTATATGGAAGGCCACAAAGGATTCATAGCTGGTGGATGTTTTAAAAATATCCTTTCCGGAGAAAGAGTAAAAGACATTGATATTTTCTTTGAAAGTGAAAGCGATTTTCAGGAGGCTATTGATTCGTTCAATGATGAAAAACATCAGAAAGAAGGATGGAAATTTAAGTACAGAAATGAGAAGGTATGTGCGTTCCAGAAAGAGGGAGAAAAGGTATGGATAGAGTTCATAGAGTCAGAGTTTGGAAAGCCGAAAGAGATTCTTAGGAGCTTCGATTTTACTGTGACAAAAATGGCTTACTATAAGGAGCCCAAATACGAAGAAAAAGAAGATGATTATTTTCCATTCTCATCCGCAAGCATAGTAGCATACGAGTACAAACTACTCTATCATGAGAAATTCTTCGAACATCTTCATATGAAGAGGCTGGTCATTGACGAAAATATTCCTTTTCCAGTAAGCACATGGGAGCGCTCATATCGGTATAAAGGATATGGTTACAATATGTGCCGGGAGACAAAGAAAAAACTTCTACAGGCTATTAAAGGTGTAAACGTAGAGGAGGAAGATGTATCTTTGTACACTACTGGAGGATGGGATTAACTTATAAAACATAGATATATGAATACATCATTTGAGAAATCTAAAAACAGTACAGATGAATGGTACACACCTAAAGAAATTATAGACGCTTTAGGGAAATTTGATTTAGATCCATGTGCGCCTATGCGTCCGTTATGGAGGACAGCCAGGGTTATGTATAACAAAGAGCAAGATGGATTAAAACAAAAATGGGAAGGAAGGGTATGGTTAAACCCACCTTATTCAAGACCGACTATAGAGCATTTTATTGCTCGTATGGTAGAGCACAATAATGGAATAGCTCTTCTTTTTAATCGTCTTGACAATAAGATGTTTCAGGATGTTGTATTCCCGAAAGCAAAAGGTATATTGTTCATGAAAGGAAGGATAAAATTCCACAGAGAAGATGGAACAATAGGTGAAAGTCCAGGATGTGGGTCTATTCTGGTTGCATTCGGCGAAGAGAATGCGGAAACATTAAGATCTTCTAATATTGAAGGAAGATATATACAGGTCAATCAAGAACCGTGTAACACCCATGTAGATTGGGAACAACGTAGATACGAGATGGCAAAAACCATGCTTCCGATCACATCCGTATCAGGGCGTGGACCTCACGGTGAATTAATATTGGAGACGTGTGATAAGGCGGCTGAATTAGCTGTAATATATGCGGATGCTTTAATTAAAGAGCTGAAATGAAATCAACAGTATATGCTCATCTTGAGAATGATTATAGATTTTATGGACTTCCTCTATTTAAAGCTACGGCTGTAAAATATGGATGGAATAATCCTATAGGGGAAGACAGTGGGAGAGAGAAAAAATATAATTTACAGTATTAAGTGGATATATTATGAGCACAAGTAAAGAATACAAGGCGGTAAGAAACTGCATACTAAATGAACTTCACCTTACCAAAGAAGATATAATCAAAAACATAGAATCATTATTGGAAAAGCTTGTAAAAAGGTGCATGCATAATACATACGGAGGAAACAATCAGATAGAAAATTGGATCAGATGTATGGTAAATGATGAGCTTAAACAAAGGAATTATGGTTTTGTAGAAAGAATAAGCAAGGAAGTCATAAAAGATCATGTGTTGAATGAGTTGAACATAATTGTAAGACCAAAAAATGAAAGATGCGTATGTGAAAATAGAGTACCATCAAGAAAAGATGGTTTGTATCTAATCTACGGAAACGGACACGCTGAGCCGTTTACTGGAGAGAATATTAAAGAGAATGTGCGTTATATCGGATTAAAACACAAAGACGTATCGTTTGCTATCTCGCTGGAGGAGCATGATAGTGTACGGTTGCTTGACAATGATAGCCGTAAAGAATCCGGAAGTGAGACATATTACGAACGTGAATGTGATGCGCTGTTTGATATTGACGGACGCGGCAATACGGAACGCCTTGTAGCCAGAAATCCAAAATTGAGAAATCTGCTGGAAGATGACGAGTATATACCATCTCTTGGTCAATTAAATTTAATGGCCCATCATATGGACGAACTAAACAAAGCATTCGCTTATGTTTCGGCATCTCCCCTCTCCTCGGCGCGGTATTGGTCCAGTACCGAGTACAGCAAGGTCAGCGCATGGTTCGTGAGCTTCTCCAATGGCGGCACGCACAGCAACATTGAGTACAATAGTTACAGGGTTCGGGCGGTAATTGATTTTTAAAAAGGATTACATATGATAACATCGGTAAAAATAAAAGACAATACAAAAACTCCATTTGAATATGCTTCTGACATAGAAGCGTTTGAAAATGGTAGAGAATTTATTTTCAAGCCAGGAGTGAATGTAATTATAGGTAAAAACGGTAGTGGAAAATCAACTTTGCTTAACATCATGTCAATGTATGCGTTATGCGAGAAGTCCATGTGCTCTGAAATACCGACCGAGGCACTGGATTTTCCACCTATGTTTGATGATGATGATAAGGTTCTTGATGGGATTGATATATCATCCGATTATGCAGGGAAAGTATTCCGTTTATTGCCATCGGCGGAGATGAATCGAGATAGCGTATTGAAAAACATCAGCAACTTAGATTTGTATGTGAATAATATTAGAAGATCTTATGGAGAGAAAGTGGTGTTATCATTGGAATCACTTTTCAATTTAATGTTCGGTCAAAAGGATTATACGTTTCCAATACAAGATCTTGTAGAATACAAGAAAAAATCAAATGCGTTTTGGATTAAAAGAATTGATAGTCTGTTGAAGTATTATAAAAGAAACCGCATAACATTAACAGAAAGCAGTTTTGAATACACGGTTCTCATGGATGAGCCAGACAGGAATCTTGACATTGACAATATAATGCAAATTTATAATGTATTGTCATTCCATAAACCACAAACGCAAATTATAGCCATAGTACACAATCCGGCATTGATTTACAAATTAAGCAAATTAGATTGTGTGAATTTCATAGAGATGACAGAAGGATATCTAAAGGATGTTGTCAATTTCATAAGTGAAACAAATAAATGAAAGAGAATGAGAAAAGAACTGAAAATAATAGGATCAAGAGATCGGCACGTATTTACAGCGACATTCATTCGTTTTGGATTCAGGGATGGGTATAAAGGACCTGTAAAGACAATACTTTTACAAGACGTGTTACTCGATGGTAAAATAGTAACAGATCATTTGTGGTTTGATTTGACAAAAGGATTCGAAAGCGCCGATTTATTACCAGGCGATGTGGTTGAGTTTTGTGCAAGGGTTAGTATTTACGAGAAAGGATATAGGAATGACGTATTCGATAGGCCGATAGAAAAGGATTATCGATTGTCAAGACCAACAAAGATTAAAAAGATTGGGAAGAAATCAATAGATTGACATACTACCGCGAACTTTAGGTGTGGGAGTATGTCAAAGAGATGACAGAAGGGCATCTTAGTAAAACTTGTATATTTGTGTCTAATTAATTAAAGGTGAGATGAACTGGAAGAAATTCAAAGAGGAAAAACCTTCAGAGGGAGAAGAAGTGTTGGCTTATCACCCAAGTTGGATAGATGAAGATTTCAACCCAAGAGGTATAAGAATAGGGTTTTGGAATGGAGGAGACGATTTTAAATCGGCTCATTGGTGGGATTATCAAGATTGTTATATCACAATCTCTCATTGTGATTGTGATGATAATTCTCTTTTCAGTGATAGAATAAAAAACAGCATAGAGCCAGAGTTATGGATATCACTTGATGTTATTACAAATTACTTACCTGATATAAAACAAAATCACTTATCACAATGAGCTATTTTATATTAATGGGAAGAAGAATCCCCAAGCAAGCCATAACAGGCTTCAAATTTCAAAATGAAACAGATAACATTCGTCCTTTCTTGTCAATCAGGATAAGGGGAAAGGACGAAATTATACCTTTCAAAGATAAAAAGGAGATACAGTCTGTAAAAGCGCATCTGTGTTCTATCTTTTCTGGGTTTGTAAAAATAGGTGACTGGTATCTCAAGATGTCGGAAGTTAAGGAGTATAAGCCGGTGACTGCCGAAGATATGAACCCCTACATCTTGTTTAAGACATCTAAGTTTGGAAATATAAAAGTTCGTTTCCCGAAAGATGAAGACATGGATGCCGAATTATTAGTGTTAGATCAACTTTTTGATGTAGAATAAACTATTAATCATCTTTTAAAAATCATGACCTGGAAAGAATTGAAAGACAAAATATCTCTTATGACAGAAGAAGAGCAACAGAAAGAAGTTGCAGTCTGGGGAGAAAATATGAATTTGATGAAAGATTGCTCCTTGGAGAAAACAAATGAGGATATGTACTACAACTCTGAATGGAATTATACTCGTGAAGAAAGTGAATTGGAACCGGAAGACAAGAATGACCCTGATGTACATAGGGTATATGAAGCAGGAATGCATTATATTTATTCGAATTGATTTCAAAAAGATCTTATTATGGCAGTATTAACAACACTAAATATAACGGAAAAGAATGATAACAACAGTTTATCTGTAACTGTTAAAGTGAATATCACCCAAAAAGGAGTGCTTACCACTACTTTATCAAAAGAAGATGTGGATAAGATTCGTTCTTATGGGATCAAATTACCTACAAACAGATTAGGTAACGAAGGATATTTCAATAGCACATCATTTTCTGATCTAGTGAGTCAAATCAGGAAAGTTCTGAAGAGATGTTTGAGTTATAAAATAGTAGAAGAAGTACCTGTTATTAAGTATCAGTTAGAAACTCTATGTTCATTTGCCTATGACAAAAACGGAAACATTGTTCCTAACCCCTCTGTGGAATGGACAGGGAACTATGAGAATGGAGAATGGAGAGATGGAACTTCTCGTTTAGATGCTTTAAATGCCGAACCTTTCGGTTTTAGTGTTTATGCAAAACCATTTCTAAAAAGAGTAATTGAATATGGAAATGGAGAGACAAAAGTAGAATACAGCAGGTTAAATACAGAAAAAGGAACCTATGCGCACTGGCTGAATTGTGTAACGAGCATATCATACAATAGACATAAACAGATAATGGAAGTGGAGTGTAACGAATGTACCTCGAAATTATTCGTTGATATGATCAAGTCCATTTGTAATATAAGCGAACAAGTCAAGAGTTTTATCAATCCAGAACAAATAAAAGCAATTGCGGAGTCAAATGAACCGATTTTGCTTTTATCTAACAACTGAAAAATCATGAGGTATGTATGTGTTTTTATCTGCTTTCTGTTATGGCTTATTTTTACGTTGCTATTATCATTCACTGTCATAGGATTGGTTATAAGCGTGAGTGATGAATGGCAGGAAATGGATGACAAAATAATAGATAAACTTTAATAAAATATGAATAAGAATATAATCAACAACGCTCAACTTTTAGAGATTAAAACTAAGATTAGACAACTTGGAGCAATGATGAATGCATATCAATGCAGGTTTGTGGTTTCTTCGGGTCAATTGTTTTTTTTGTGGATGATGAATATGCTGGAACGGTTAAACTGACTAATCTTGATAATGGAGAATCTAACATATCATTCCCTTCATGTGACGATGGATTGATAATCAATCCAGCCGATAAGCATATTAAATAATTTCAAAACTAAAAATATTTAAATTAATTAAACAATAATAAGACATGAAACAAGATATAGAATATGCTGTTCCTCTTTTTAAAGCTGGTGCAGAATGGCGCATTAACAGCGTGTGGCACGATGCAAGAGAAAAGCCAGACAAAGGGAAGCTGCTCATTGTGGAGGATATTGACAGTGCTTATGATTTGGTCTATTTTTTAACCAAGAGCAAGCCATGGGAAGAACTTTCGGAAAAGAATCATTATATGCGCTGGGCATACATCGAAGACTTGCTCCCATGCAAAGAAGAAGAGGGAGGGGGTGATAATGAATAAAAGATTAAGAAATGCCATAAAGAAAGCAGAAAACAAACAAAATGAAGCAGACCTTGCACTGCAATCCATTTGGAAACATCTTGCTTTCTCAGGATTTAGAGATATTGAGCCTAATTTGAGCATGACTCCAGGAAATGAAATCATGCTTGAATGGAACTGTTCAGAAATGAATGCGAATGAGATTATAGACTGTATGGAATCAGCAGGATATATAACTCCCGATGATTTTATTGGAGTGTTAGATTAAAGTATAAAATTATGAAGAGAGAAGATATTGGAAAAGCAGCAAAGATTTATCAAGAAAAAGACATGATATCTGGGCAGGTAAAGGCTTAAGAAGAAAATTTGAAAGGTTATGACTGACAGAGAACTTCTTGAAGAAAACAATAAGATGTTAAAGGAAATTCTAAGTTTTGTGAGAAAAGTCGATTCTACTGAATACAGAGATCATCAAGACTTTATGGAATTTCTTAGAAATGTGGCAGCCGATATATGGGTAGAATATACGGAGCCTGAACAAAGAAGTAAGTTGTTTAATTTAATAAATAAAGAAAAATGAAAACAGTTTTTGATTTAAGCAGGGATGAGATTGTATCATTGACATGCAAAGAGATATATCTGTATATAGACAAAGAGCTTGCTGGTAAAGGTATTCCAATTGAAGCTAAAAACTGGAATATAAAGAACGAAAAAGAAGTCGTGTATCCAAGAATGGGAGTTCCGGTATTTATGTTAAAAGATATCGGCATCGGTTTTAGAACCATAGAAGGTGCAACAGAGGTGGCTAATTTGCTTGTCAAGTATAATGCATTTAAAACAGAATCGAGATATCTGGCAGGATCGTATGAACAGTTTTGGATCATGAAGGAGGGTGTTTGCCCGGCTGTTAAAGGAGAAACAGGATATAGCAAGGAAGAGTTTGATAAGATAGATGAGAAAAATAAAAACCCTGAATTGACAAGTATAAACACCTTCAATGACACCGTGAAAAAAGCCAATGAAATCAAAGATAGGGTATTGAAATACGTGTACAATATAAAACAAGAGCGTTCATATAACAACGACATGGTTGGCATCTTTGAGAGGTATAAAGATATAGCAGATGGCGACATGGAGGTGGCTATGAATTTTATCAAGGAGGCCTATCCATTCAATGAAGAAACAGAGGTGTTTATCAGAAAAAAGTTCGACATGTCTATACCAGTTCCTATACCTGACGAATTAAAATAGCAGCAATTAAGCTAAATTAAATAATTTTGAATCTTTTTTATTATCAAAAGACATATCTTTATCCAAAAAAAAACAAACAGGATGGAAGAAAAAGAGATAAAAGAAGCTATGATTGAGGCTCTGACGCACTTAGAGGGGTGTAAGTATTTCGTGGCTACGATAGTAAATGAAGAGGAAAGAAGATTTGATATGAGCCAACGAATGTCACAGCATCAATTGGCGTTAGTTATAAAAGGTATCTTATCTAATAATGAGATGATGATGATGGACGTTTTGCAGTGGTGTTCTGAAAGATTTAAAAACAGTATAGAGAAAGGAAAGAAATCAACTAATTAAATATTAATACAATGAATCGCTGGTTTGAAATTACGGTAAAAGCCGAGATTGATAATATCGAGAACGGCAAAAAAAAGAAAGTAACTGAAAAGTATTTAGTGGATGCCTTGTCTTACACAGAGGCAGAATCAAGATCGTTGGAGATCTTCAAGGATTTGTACAATTCTTTCGAGGTTGTAAAAATTAATCCTATTAAAGTGTCGGAAATCTTCTTCAACGGAGAAGCTGAGTACTGGTATAAGTGTAAGGTGAATTACATTACACTGGATGAAAAGAAAGGTAAAGAAAAGAAAACTCCATGCTATATGTATATCCAGGCCGGCAATCCTAAGGATGCCGAAGCTGTGTTGACTAAAGGTATGCAGGGTACGTTAGGAGACTGGAATTGCGAGTCTATTGTGGAAACGAAAATCATTGAAGTGTTTAAATACGATCTTCAGAAGGGAGCTGAAAAATTAGGCGAGAAGAAGAGTGAAGAGTAAGGCTGATGTAGTTTCCAACATAGCGCTTGTTGTGGCGATAATATCATTGCTTTCAGCAGGCGCTTTCCTTCTGATAGTGATTAAGACAGACGAGGTATCTAAATTATTAATGAACGTACCTTATCTACTAGCTTCAGCGGGATTATTCTTTTCAATAATATCATTATTATTCGAATGGAAAGCAAGGAAAAGAAGCTATACGTCTGCGAAAAATGCGGACGAAAAGTAATGATAAGAAGTCATGGCTTATGCCAGGCTTGCAGGAGCAAAGAGTTGACTCCGAAGAAAAAAGACAGAATTACATCCATTAAAAACAGCAGCAAGAAGAAAAAGTTAGAGAACCCGGATTTATCCGGGTTTTTTCGTCTTATGTTGGAGGAGTTGAGTGCTATTCGAATGTCTATGACCGGTAAGGCTATTCATTTTCCTACAGTATGCAACGTCTGTCACATACTTCCGAAAAGGATATATAAGTCGGTTGCTACTTGCAGGGATAATATAGTTTTCCTTCATGAATCGGAGCATACGGTATTCGACATGTATCTTGACCGGATGGAATTTGATAAACTTGAAACAGAATTTCCTTTTGTGTGGAAGTATGCGGTAAAGAAGGTGCTGGATATGGAAAACAAGGGAATGATTAAAGAAAGAGGTAGATTAATTATTGAAATAATTGACAGATATGAGAAAACTTTATAAAATAAGAATAGAAGCTGACGATGAAACTATCTTTTATGCTCACATACAAAGAGAGAGTTATGGCAAGGATATAGCTATCGCAGTGAAAGATAGAGATAAAGATGAAGTGGAAACAGTGTTACATTGTATTAAAGAAGAATTGATTAGAGGAAGATCATGAAAGAGAAAATAAAAATATTGACAGATTTAGGGTTTGTCCCTATGGTGGAAGGAGAAGGAAATACATTGTTTAGAATGAACGATGTTGTGATGTCGGTGTCAGATCCTAACCAAACACCAGAGCAGTTGAAGAAGGAGGTTATGTCTTTAATAAAGAACAGAGACATAGCAGAAAGAGGCGGGCAGGTTCCAATAGTTGAAGAGCCGGCGCCTGAGCCAGAGCAGGCCCAGAAGGAGGAACCGGAAGCTCAGGCGGAGGAAGCCGCTCCTAACCCTGGAGAAGAAGATTCGAATCCGTTTACAGAAAATCAGGAAACATTAGAGCCGTTTTATATCTGTGATGAGTTAAAGAAGATTGAGACCCCCAAATTCGTAAGATTGACATTAGACGATAATCGTTTTTATGTAAGAAAGATGGATGATGGGACGGCTAAGATATATGCTTCGGTAACAACTTTAATCAAAGATGGGTATGTAGATGATAAGACAGCACTTCAGGAATGGAAGCAAGAGATAAAGATGCTTGGTCGCAATCCAGAAGAGGTAGCGCAGTATGAAGCCGATAAGGGAACGATCATGCACTACTTATACGGATTGTACCTAACAGGTAGAGATATGGTCTTAAATCGAAGCTTTGTGGTTAAGACAGTGCAAGAAGGCAAGCTGAAGATATCTAAGAAAAATCTTGATCGGTTCTTTAATAGCATAGATGATCTTGACGATATGATTGTCAGGGTCATGAAGTTTGCCAAATTCTGTTCTGATTACAAGGTGAAACCGATGATGATAGAAAGAATCCTTTCTTTAGAGGATTACCTTGTAGCAACACCTATTGATGCGATGGTTAAAATGACATTCAAATACAAAGAAGAAGGTTATTTTGGAGCCGTGTATCAAAGGGCTACCGGACAGTTCAAAAAAGGTGATCCGAAGAAGGAAGTAAGAGAAGTGGAAAAAGAAGAAGTGGTCATTCTTGACTTTAAATCGGGAGGAATATGGGAATCATATGCATTCCAATTGGAAGCTGAAAGAAGAATGGTTAAAGCATGGTATGGCATTGATGCACGTATTATGAACTTTTCTCCAAAAAGCACGAGCAGTAAAGGATATACGCTGAAAGAATGGACAGAAGACAGTGTAGCACTTGAAAAGGCGGACTGTGTGTTCCAACAAGGTATGTTGAATCACCTTAGAAAAGATAAGAAGTTTAAAGTGAGAAAAGGAGTGCTGAATATCAATAAGCCGTACAATGAAGAGGATCATATTGTCGTATATGATATTGCTGAGGAAATGTCTAAAAGATTCGTAATATGAGTGATATTGTTATTCCTAAAGGAGATTATGTGGAAATCGTAAAACCGATATGTATCAATCCTTTTGGTAATTGTTTTATTAACATCAAAAGGGGTTCAAGATTAAGATTATCGAAAGATTTGAAAATAGGGGATAAGTATGCAATATGCATACTCACATCTTACGAGAAATATGGCAAGACTGTTAATGTGACAATGCCTATACTGGTTAGAAACACAAGAATAGTATGAAAAGAAAAATTAGAAGAACCGGGGAGATAATAGACGTAATCACCTTCAGTGGTTCAACTATAAGAAGCGACTATGACCAAATACAATTCTATGACAGCAACGGAAGTGTGATAAATGAGAGTTTAAATTATTATCTCGATACCCTTCCTGTGGATGATGAGAACAAAGATGTAGACTGGGAACAACGTAGATTCGATCTTGTTAAGGCTTATTCTATTGAGTTCATTAAAATGCAAGATAGAAAAGGAGAAATAGATTGCGGAGTATATATACCAGATGTGGTGTCATGGTCTATAACTATAGCGGATAGAATCATAGAAGCAATGAGAGGAGTTAAAAATGCTTGATTTCAGAAGATACGAAAACGTACCCCGGTTTCAACTTGACCGCAGGCCCGGAAGGAGCCGGCTGAAGCTAACCTGCCCGGCTTGCGGAAAAAGCCGGTGCCTCACTCCTTATATTGATGTGGCAACAGGTCAGGTTGTTGGCAACGAGTTCGGAAGATGCGATCATGAACGGACTTGCGGTTACGATAAACGACCTACTGGTAAGGATGTAGGTGACAAAGATCTTTGGATTTCGGGAAACAAGTGTATAAGAGCTTATCGTCCTCCTGTAAATCCTGACGTTGTAAATTACATACCTTTTAGCGAGTTTGAGAGGACTGTGGTTCCAGACGACAGAAACACCGTATTTAGATTTTTATCGTCTCTATGGGGAAAAGAAAGGGTATCTGATGTATTCAGGAGGTATCATGTCGGAACAATGGACTTATGGGGATGGAAAGGGTGTTGTATATTCTGGCAGATAGACAAAGATTTTGTATGTAGAACCGGCAAGATCATGGATTTTTATATAAAGACCGACAGCCAGGGGAATGAGATTGATGTAAAAAGAGTGAAAGAAAAAGACGGTGACAATGAGCGGCCTCATGTCATGTTTTATCACTCGTTGCATGCAAGAGACTTCTTGTTTAGACAATGCCTGTTCGGAGAACATCTTCTAAGCCAGTATCCGGATAAGGTGGTTAATTTGGTGGAATCAGAAAAGACGGCTATTATATGCGCTGTGAATAAACCGGATGAGTTATTTGTAGCTACCGGTGGGTTGCAGAATCTAAGGCCGGAAGTGATAGATGTTTTAAAAGATAGAAAGACTGTAGCTTTTCCGGACAAAGGACAAGCATTTGACACATGGAGTAAAAAGATAGATGGGATGATGATGAAGTCAAGGATAAAAGTATCGGACTATCTTCAGAGTGTTGAGAATGTAGGGGACGGAGATGATGTGGCAGATTTGATAATTAATAACAAAGTAAAAGAGAAATATTATGAGCCTGGACGTTTATATTAAGAGCAAGAAGAAAGAAGAGGATCGTAAATGGGTTGCAAACATCACCCACAACATGAACAAGATGGCACAAAAAAATATTCGTATCAGAAAACAAAGAAACACTATACGATTATGTTTGGAGACCGGAAGAATTGGGTAGGGAAATAGATACTAAGGAGATGGTGAAGATACTCACAAAAGGTATATATATTATGATCTCCAAGAGAAAGAGTCTTTTGAGATACGAACCAGAAAACGGATGGGGGTCTTATGATTCATTTCTTAAGTTTCTTATCGAATACAAAGAGGCGTGTGAAGATCATCCTGGTTATATAATTGAAGCAAGCAGATAATATGGAAAATTACAAAAACACTTTAAATGAGGTAGTGGTGATCGAATCGTCACCAGAAACGTATTTTGTTTACGCTATTCGTAATGCTATTCGTATCTCTAAATGTGCATATCCGACAGCCAAGAAAGTAATTTTCAAAAGAGAGGACGTAGAGGTAGAGATTTCGGAAATGGAAACTGAAAGCAGTTTGTATGAAAAGTTTAAAGAAAAACAAAAGAATAGGGTATGGAACTTAATGAGCGCCAACAACGGGTTTTAAGAGGCGAAATTTGTCCTTATTGCGGAAAAGAAACCGAGCTGGTCAATGCCGATAAAATATATAACAGAAAAGGATTAGGGATGGTTATGATGTGTAAACCATGCAATGCTTATGTCGGTGTTCATGAATCAGGGCCGAATAAGGGAAAAGCTAAAGGCCGGCTTGCGGGGCCATCACTGAGGTCTCTTAAGATAAGAGTCCATGCCGAACTTGACAGACTATGGTCTACGCCGGAGGAACGGGAAAGGGTGTATAAAGATTTATCTGAATTTCTCTCTATACCGGAAGAGTACACACATATAGGTATGTTCGGAGAGAAGACGATGGGGAAAATCTTTCAGTTCTGTCATGTAAACAAAGAGCGATCAGGTTCGAGAATAGAATGGCATAAGCCTGGAGATAAGTGCCCTAATAAAAACAATCAAATAGTGTCAGGCAGTAGCGCATGTAGAGGATGTCCTGAGTATCTTCATGATGAGAAAGACGGACATGTCTGGTGTGATCCTGATATGAGCTACGGCAGGTTGAAATAGGGCGCGAATTGCCTATCTTTGTGCTATTATTAATCAAAAAAAATATAAGCACATGGGCAGATCAACAGAGTACTACAGGACTCATCCCGAAGCCAGGAAGAAAAAGGCTAAAAAGGACAAGGAGATAAATGCCAGACCGGAACAGAAAGCCAAACGCCGAGAGCTTGGTCGTAAAAACTACGAAACGGACAAGAAGAAGGGTAAGGGCTGGAGAAAAGGAAAGGATTGTTCTCATACCAAGAACGGTCTTAGGTATAAATCAGTAAAAGCTAATAGGGGATCCAAATCGGATACAAAAGGTGACAAAAATGCACGAGGAGATAGCAAATAGGATAGATATAAGAAGGATATTCAAGACCTCTAAACAGGTCATGGAAGAGGCGTATGAGAATATCTTGAAATACAGGCGGGGAGAGCTTATCCCCGCTAAAACCGGATACGATTATATTGATGAGGCTTTGCTTGGAGGTATTTTCCCTCAGCATGCTATTGCCATAGGAGCCCGGCCATCTGTAGGTAAATCGTATGTGGCCCAAAAGATATTGGAAAATGTGATGAATCCGATGATCAACCCGCAAGCAGAAGATTATTTTCTTGTTAATTGCGAGTTCGAAATGAATCCTCAAGATCTTCTTCTTCGTAGAATGAGCCAGGATATGAAAAAGCGGGCTCCTGAAATATTAAGAAGGCAAGATTCTAATACAGTGGAAGAGATGAGGATGTTTGAAATCCTTCAAGGTGAAATCAGGAATAATATAATATACATCGATGCTCCGTGTACGGTAAAAGAGTTTGAGGCGGCTGTGTATCATATAGCTACCAAACACAAAGACAAACGTCTTATAATATTTAAAGTCGATCATATTGCTTTGATAAAAAGAATGGGGTTAGATCCTAAGTCGGCTATAGATGATTTGGTGGCGGTTATGAACGAAGCTAAATTAGTATATAAAAACATATTTTTCCTCATCATATCACAATTCAACAGAGAGATAGAAGGAAGGATAAAAAGCCCACAAGAGCAGCCTCCGCGTCTTTCTGATTTTTACCAATCTGATACGCTGGGTCAGTTATGTACGTTAATGATAGGTTTGCACAATCCTCGTAGGTACGGGCTGGATAAGTATATGATATTTGGGAAAGATTGGTATCAGACTCTTGATAGGTTTAAAACTGAAAACAAAACATCATTCAGGACAGCCGGACTGGTGTTTCATCATATACTGAAGGTAAGGCAAGTTAGTATGGAAGAGCTTACTAATACAATCCACCCAGAGATTCTGCCGGGGCATGGATGGATGTACGGGGAGGGCGGGACGAAGTTCGTGAACCCCAACCAGCCGCCGACGCCGCCCAAGCTCTATACTGTGGAAGACGTTACGGACAATCAGGAACAAGAACAAGAGACAAAAGAAGAACAGTCATTGTATTAAAAAAAATAAGAACCATGAGACTGACAGTAGAAGAAAACGAATACCTGATAAGTAAGTTCCTTTTGGTTCTTACTGAGTTTGCAGGAGATGAAAGAGAGATGTTTTTAATCAACTCCATACATGATAAGGCGGTGGCGGATATGAATTATCGTCTTCCGTCTTTAATAAGCAGAGAACGTAAAAGACGAGTTATTGAGCTCCTTAAAGAAGGAACCAGAATAATCAAGGACTTTTCCGGCTATGCAGGTGATATGGGTATGATTAACGAATACGATCGCCTAAAGAAAGAAATAGGAACCGTCCAAGACCAGCTTGGTGACGTAGAAGGTCAACTTCGGGCAGCAGGAGAAGTTATTAAAAAAGAACTTGATATGATTGCTGACCGAATCAAAGAAGATCTTCTCGACCGAGAGCTGGCTAAAAGTAATGCCGAGGCTGAAAGAAAAGCCAAAGTGGATCCAAGATACGAAGTGGCTTTAGGTGATTACAAGGAGATGCTGGAAGTGATTTTTACAACCAGAAACAAGTATTCTACGGTAGATTCTGTACATGACGATCTTCGACAGTCGGTATCTACCGGTAGAAATTCGATTATCAAAGAAGGATACAACAGTTAAAAACAAGGAGGAAATATGGAAAAGAAGGAATTTAAAATAGGAGAAGTGTTTGATGCCGGACTTGTGAGATTAAAATGCGTGGAACCTACGGCACCAGATGCAGGATGTGAAGGATGTATATTTAATTACTTTACATGCGGGGCAGTGGGTGTGGTTGCAGGTCCGTGTAATCACGCGGAGAGGGAGGATAACAAGGATGTTATTTTTATTAAAGCTGATTAGGCATGTACATCAATTTCAGACAACTTGCAGCATCAGACATGACTCCTAATGATCTCGCTAATCTTCTTGCCATAAGACAGAAGGATTCGGTTATGATCGAAGCCATGCCGGAAGAAGATGCTGGGAGATATATAGAGCTTGGCCTGGTTGAGAAATTAAAATCAGGCGTGATGAGATTAACCAACAAAGGAACGTCTTTTGTGAATTATATAGAGACACCGGAAATGACGGACGAGGTTCTGGAAACGTTGAAGATTATGATAGGAATGTACGAATCATATTCAAAAGACATAGGTGTCAGCAAAAAAGAAGCGGAATCCAGATTGTGTTGGTTTATGGGTAACACCTCATTTAAGAAAGAGGTCATACTTCAGGTAACAGAATCTTATATAGCAGAGTCAGGAGATTACACAATGAGCTTATGTAACTTCATATGGAAACCGCCTTCTCAGGCTTTTTCAGTCCATATGAACCTTAAAAACTCAAAGCTCTTTGACTTAATAGCTGAAAAATTTAAGATCGCTACCGAGCCTTATTTGGAGTCTAAGAAGAATAAGGAAATGGATTGGTTGTTTGCCGTATCTAAATTGCCTACGCCGCCGGCTAAAGGAAATCCGGATTATTTGTTTACCGGAAGTTCGGAAACAGACAAAGAGCGATTGAAAAACATAAAAACGTATTTATTTAACAAAATTAGAAAGCAATGGAAAAAGTAAGAATCAGAAAGATAATAGAGGATATAATTATTACTCAGTTTCTTAATTCGGAAATAGATATAGTTCATGAAGAAGATGTGACGTTTAAAGAACTTGGATTAGATTCTGTTGATCAAATTGAACTGGAAGTGATGGTGGAACAAAAATTCAATATTGTTATTATTGATTATGATATGGAGACCATCAAAGATATGACTGATCTTGTTTACAAAATAATAACAGAAGGGTATGGGAAGTGACATAATTTTATGCATGGCTTTAATAGCGTCATTTGCTTTTGTTATACAGTTTTTGTTGTCGATATTAGGATCTGATCTGGATACGGATATTGACATTGACAGTGCTTCTGATTTAAGTATGTCTTTGTCGGACATCATATCATTCAAGGGCATAACACATTTTATTCTTGGATATAGCTGGACTACCTACTTTTCGGGTTCCCATTTAGTAGGGGTTGTGATAGGGTCGTTTTTCTTTATCGTTTTGTTTTACGTATATAAGTTACTTCTTAAGTTAAAACAAGAAATGGTGTACGAATGTCCGGAAGATTTAAATGGCAGAGAGGTGGAGATAGTATTTAGATCAGGGAAGAATCATTATATGGTAAATATTTCGAAAAATGGAAGACAAGAGCAAATGAGAGTAAGATGCTTGTCTGGAAAAACCTACAAAAACGGCGACAAGTCGAATATAAAATATGAAGAAGGAGAATTAAGTATCTAATTTTTTTATCAACAATTAAATTTTAAAAGTTATGACAACAATCATGTACGTGTCAGCTATCTTAGCTGTAGTGATTATTTTGACAATCATCGGAGTCTTATCAAGGTATCGTAGATGTAAGCCTAATCAAGTCTTGGTCGTTTATGGTAAGACAGGTGGGGAAAAGAAATCGGCGAAATTATATCATGGTGGAGCGGCATTCGTCTTGCCTATTATTCAAAGCTATGATATTTTGTCTATGGAGCCTATGCAAATAGATTGTAGGCTCACCGGTGCTTTGTCGTCTCAAAATATCAGAGTGGATGTACCTACTACTATTACAGTAGCAATCAGCACAAATCCTGAAATTATGCAGAATGCAGCAGAAAGGCTTTTGGGGATGGATACTGAATCTACTGAAAATCTTATTACGGATATCGTTTATGGCCAAATGCGTTTGATCATTGCTGAAATGACGATTGAAAAACTTAATTCTGACAGGGATGAGTTTTTGGATAAGGCAAGAAAAAACATTGATAACGAACTTAATAAGTTAGGCCTTTACCTCCTAAATATCAACATCAGTGACATCAGAGACGAAGCCGGCTATATCATGAATCTTGGCAAAGAAGCTGAAAGTAAGGCCCTGAACGAAGCACAGGCTAATATCGAAGAACAGGAAAAGCTGGGTGCTATTAAGATTGCTGTACAGCAAAAGGAAAAAGAAACGGCTGTAGCTAATACCCAAAAAGAGCAAGAGATTCAAATTGCCTATACTGAAAAAGAAAAGGAAACGGTAGTAGCTGAAACAAAGAAAGAAAAAGAAGTAGCTTTGGCTTTAACCGATAAAGAAAAACAGATCGGTGTAGCTCAAGCCGATAGAGATAGGGCTGCGGTTATTGCAAAGACTTTGGCTGACAAAGAATCGGCGATTGCAAGATCTAAGGCAGAACTTGAGGTAAACAAAGCTGAGGCTGAAAGAATGGAAGAAGTCGGAAAGAATAAGGCTGAAGCTGACAAGGAAGCGGCTATAGCAATACAAGACTCTGAAGCTCAGATTAAGAAGGCTGAGGCTGAGAAAAATGCGTCTATAGGATACAACAATGCCCAGAAGGAGGTTGCTGTGTCAGTATCAGAACTACAGATCATCAAAGCTCAATCAGAAAAGAAGGCCGGAGAAGAAAAAGTTAAATCGGAAGCGGCTGTAAAAACAGCAAAAGAGCTTGCCGACAAAGAAGTGGAAGAAGCTAAGGCTAAGAAAGTTCAGGCTGCGCTTAAGGCTGAAAAGATTGTGCCGGCTGAAACCCAGAAGGAAGAGGCTATCTTGCAAGCTGATGCTGAAGCAGAAAAGATTAAACGCCGGGCTGCCGCTGAAGCAGCAGCCAATTTGGCAAAAGCAGAAGCCGAAGCAAAGGCTATTAAGATGAAGTTGGAAGCAGAAGCCGAAGGTAAGAAAAAGTCGTTAATGGCAGAAGCCGACGGATTTAAGGCTATGGTGGAAGCAGCAGAATCCAATCCTCAGATAGCCATCCAGTACAAGATGGTTAATCAGTGGAAAGAAATTGCTGGAGAACAGGTTAAGGCATTTGAGCACATTAACCTCGGAAATATCACGGTATTTGACGGCGGTCAGAACAGTACCGGTAATTTCCTTAACAATGTTGTTAAGACCGTCGCTCCGGCATTGGGAGTCATTGATCAGCTTCCGATTGCAGATACTTTAAAGAAGCTAAAAGGAGATGACAAAAAATAAATACAATGGCCCAAGGTTACACTTGGGCCTAATTGAAGAAATAAAAGCAGCATTCATAGATTTCCTGCCGGCAGGAACAGTGCTTTACTAATTACGATATTTTTAACATGGATTTTGGACAAGATTTAGAACCAGAAGAACTGACCAAGCATTATGATCAGTGTTATGGAATTGATTTTGAAACAGAAGAAGAGGAGGACGAAGAGTATGACTGACGAGGAATTTGTATTGGATAATAAGAAAAAGGTTGTTGTAAGAAAAAGAATATCTTATTTAAACAAAGGAGATAAAGTATGGATTGTGTCTTCCGACGGGTATCTGCTGCACACGGACGTAGTTAGAGCCGAACGCGGACGGTCTTATGTGGATATAGACGGGATTCTGTATTGGAAGCGAGGATTAGATGGTAAGCATCGTAATCGTAATAACTACATGCAGTTTGCCATGACACCAGAAGACGGTAAGAAGTATGTCGTATATTACCCGGAAGGATTTAAAGACAATGACTTATGATGGTCCCGGAAACACATTTGCTATATAAGGAGTTTAATGGTGTGAAACGTCTTGCCATATCTTATTCCCAGATAGATACGTTTCTTACTTGTCCAATGAAATGGTATAAGACTTACGTAGAGGGTAAAAGGTCTACAGAAAAACAAGAAGCTACATCTTATGGTACGGTTATCCATAAAACACTGGAATACTTCTTTAAGAACGGAAGACAGCCTTCTGGTAAAGACCTTGGAGAAGCGATAAGTTACTATTCCTATCAAGAAGACATACCTTGGCAATCACCAGAAAATATGATGATAGCCATGAAACAATCTGGGGAGCTTCTTGCTTGGATTGTGGATCTGTTCAAAAAAGACGGCAATAGGTTTATGATAGCTGATAGTGATCTTAATCCCTGTGAGAAACTTATCAGACACGGTGCTATAGTTGGAGTAGAAGAAGATTTTGTGCTGCCGTATCGTCTTCCTAAGCCTGTTGATATAAATGGTGACGTTCATACACATGTGTACATAGTAGGATCAGTAGACCTTCATCTGGCTATAAAGAGCAAAGGGGTGATCCATCATTATGTCATAGATTGGAAATCAGGTAATAAAATTTTTGATTCTAAAAAGCTGGAAACAAATTTACAGCATCCTATATATTCGTTTTACATCTATAGAAGATATGGTGGGGTTCTACCAGATATGAACATCTATTTCTTTACCAGGACCAGGCAGTACCAAAAGGTTAAGGTGGATGAGGAACGTAAAACAAAATCTATAGAAATGCTAAATGACACTTTATCTAAAATGTATGATTTTGAAGATAATAGTGTAAAATCATTTCAAGCGTACATCCAGGGAGCAGAAGGAGCCAGGTATAGCAAGCGGCGTGCCACCCTAAGCCAGCCTGTTTCGCAAAACAAGCTACCCTGCCCGTCAGCACTGTGTTATTATTGCGACTTTGGATTACATAACAAAAACGAATGCCCTTTCTCTTCGGATTGGGATCCGTCTAAAAAGATAAAACGATGAAATACGATGATGTTCAAAAGTTAAGAACAAAATACCGGCAAGATCCGGAAGTTATAAACTTGACATACATGAGAGAAGTTGCTGTACGATGCGGGAATTTCAAGAAAGCGTTTGAGCTTCAGGAGAAGCTGGAGGATATATGGTTCAACTATTTAAAAGGAGTGTAATGAAAGAAGATCTAATATGTGGAGTAGCGATCCTTTTGTATTTAGTTTTATTATACTTACTCACGACAGCTTTCATAAAAACAGGTAGAGCAGTAGATCGTTATAAGATGAAGAAGAAAACTGACAAAATCAAAGTAGGTCAAAGATACGAACATAAGAACTACTTTGAGGATCCATTTGAAAGAGGCAAGCATGTGATTAAGATATTAGACATAAAAGAAGGGTACGCTCTATATGAGTACGAAGAAAAACTATATATACGTTCTTCTGTGAGTCTTGAAGATATTGTTAAAAGATATGTTTTAATTACTGATGTTAAACACAAGTAAGTCATGAAAAAAGAAGTTACAATCAAGGAAGATATGGTTGCGTTTTATAAAAATGCAGGAAAGGAACTATGGATTTATAACGGACTTTTTAGAAACAAGGTATTGTCTATAAAAAAAGATAAAGCCATTATCATGTGTGAAACTGATGCTGAATATGCTGTACTGATAGAAGATAATCAGTTTATTGCCGTAGCAAAAAACATGGATTATGATTACTGCTGCGCATTCACATTAGGTAATGCCGAGGCTTATGGGGATCGTATGGGCATATCGTGCAGTGTATGCTTGCTTGAAGATAACGAAGATAAAGCAAGGGAGATGTTGAAAGAGGCGATAATAGAACTTTCAAAAAACAGTAAAATAGATTGCGATGGGCTTTGAACTTAGACCTTACCAAAAAGAGGCAGTAGATGCCGGGCTTAAGTTCCTTACAGGAAGATCTAAGAAGCCTGGCATAGAAGTCTTGCCGTGTGCAGCGGGGAAGTCTTTGATAATTAGCAAGATAGCTCATGAATTAAAAAGACCTATCCTTGTATTACAGCCATCTAAAGAGATTCTGGAGCAGAATTATGCGAAGGCTGTATCATTCGGTTCTAAACCTACCATATATTCTGCTTCATGTAAAAAAAAAGAGTTATCGGCTATGACTTATGCTACACTTAAAAGCATAAAGAAAGACGTAGCAAGGTTGAAAGATATAGGGATAGACACATTATTGATAGATGAGGTGCATAGCGGGTATTCTCCTGAAGAAGGTTCTGAATTTATGGAGTTTATGAACAGGTTCCCAGAGGCGAAGGTGCTGGGCTTCACCGCCACTCCCTGCCGCCTCCGAACCTACAGTTCCATGCTGGAAGGAAACTACAGCAAGCTCAATATGCTGACGAAAGACGAGCATAATTTCTTCAAGAAAATAGTTCATGTGACTCAAATACAAGAATTAACTTCTCAAGGGTTTTGGTGTCCACTTAAGTACGAACGATGGTCTTTTGATGAATCGGCTCTGATGTTGAACAGCACCGGAGCTGAATACACCAACGAATCTATTAAAGAAAGTATTGTACGAAATGGCTTAAACAACTCTATCTACAAGCGCCTTCTTCAACTTATGAACGAACGTAAAGCCATTTTGGTTTGCATGGATTCTATTGAATCATGTAATAGAATATCAGAGTTCATGAATGCCAAGATGGGAGCCATAACCGGTGTCGTAACATCGCTAACAACCAAAAAGAAAAGAGAGCAAATTATATCCGATTTCAAAGAAGGAAAGTTGAAGGTGGTTTTTAATTATTCAACGCTTGCTACCGGATTTGATTTTCCTGAACTTGATTGTGTGATGTTTGGTCGCCCAACATTCTCATATTCAACATATTACCAAATATTAGGCCGCGCCGTCCGCATCCATCCTGACAAGAAAGAGGCGCTGATAGTTGATTGCTGCGACAACATGAGGCGTTTCGGTCGGATAGAAGACTTGACAATCGAACAATTCCCTTCTAAGGGCTGGTGTATGTTTGCCGGAGATCAACTTCTGTCCAATATAAGGATGGGTGATATTATTACCAAAGACGAGATCCTTCGCCGGGCAGCCTCGCTTAAATCTGTGAATGGAGATGGTAGGAGAGAAGACGATCTTGACAGTATAATAATGTGGTTTGGAAAATATGAAGGAATTAGATTCAAGGACATACCGGTGTCGTATTTTAGGTTCTTGGCTGAGAATATGGCAGTAAAACCAGGAGATAGAAAAGAAAAGATTATCGAATATTATAATAGGATAAAGGCATGAACAACAAGAGAAGAAAAAAAATATCGGATGTTATTAACAATGTAAATAAGTATAAAACGGATTTTGAATACATCAAATCAAAGTTGTCAGAGTTGAAGCACAACATAAATTCAGCCAAAGATGATGTTGATATGATTTTAGACGAAGAGACTGAGGCGAGAGATAATATACCTGAATCGTTACAAGACTCAGAAAGATATTGGGAATCAGATCAGGCTGTAACTTATATGGAGGAGGTGGTTGATGACATGGAAGGTATTATAAATTATTTAGATGATGTGATTTCAACCATAGATGGGAGCATTAAAACTATAAATGGTTCTATTAAAGTAAATTTGGAAGGAATAATATAAATGGAAACAAATGAATTAAGGGAAATACTTAAATTGTATGGTCTTCAACATGATGTTGTTATCAACAAGAGTTCAAGAAGGTATTCTATTATCTTAGATAATAACATAATAGGAACCAATCACGACAAAGAGAGGGTGGTTGTGTTCCGTCCTATACCGGAAGGGAAAAACACATTCTGCATGGAACGAGATAGGTTCTATACGGAGTTTGAAGAGGCTTTTGATGATGATAAGGCTATAGAAGCCGTAAGACAATATTTTGAAAACAACAAAAATGGAAGGTTATGAACGAAAACGAAATATTTAGGTTAAAGGGCAGAATCGCTATATCTAACCTATCACGTGAGGACAAGGATATGATAAATAGCATCCTTGATGGTGTCAACAAAAAGGATGAAGAGGAAAAAGGATATGTCTATACCGTGAGAGCAAAACTAAACAACGAAAAGATTGTACATGCTACTTTATTTTTTAAAAGCAAGACAGGTCCCACATTTGAAGAATTAAAGAAGGAGCTTGATGATATGGGAGTTAAAAGTGGTGATTATAGCAATAACGGCATAATTATCATTAACCGCATTGTTATGAGCGGAGAAGAATTTGATCGCTTTATAGGCGAAGAAGAAAAATAATGGACTATATCATTATACTAATTGATTAAAACAACGATAAAACGATGGAAAAAATGGACAATAATACTAAAAACATCCTTTATCCAAAAGGATCTATTTTTCAAACACTGAAAGATGATAAGATAGATAAAAACACTATAATATACAAAGGATCTTTAGTGACTTCAGCAACAAACATAAAAGAAAATGACAAGTTTGCTGAAGTTTATTACAATGGAGACGCAATTATTATAGAAACAGACATTATGGAACTTATTCGTGTAGGAGATCCAGAAAAAAGTACTTCAATAAAATCAGTGAAAAATGACATCATTGACGACAAACTACGATGGGATTTGCTTCCGATGGAAGAGATTGAAGACATTGTAAGAGTCTATCATGCCGGAGCCAAGAAATATGGGTCTAATAATTGGCAGAATCTTGACGACGGATTTGAACGGTATCGAGCTGCAATGTTTAGACACCTAATGGAATACATGAAAGGGGAAAGAGTGGATTCCGATACAGGATGTTTTCATCTTGCACAATGTGCATGGAACTGTATAGCTATGCTGTGGTATGACAAGCACGGAAAAGGGTTAATGCCTTTAAGTAAGGAGGAAAAGAAATGACAAAAGAACAGCTAAATTATTTATGGGAAAAAGAGCTTCGTGCTATAAGAAATCATAAAGACAATATTGATAGAATCAAAAAAGAGTATTTCGATTCTGTTTATGGGTTAAAGAAGGGAGATAAAGTGAGCGTTTTTTACAAACGTTCGAAAGAGCCTCTTGTTGGTTTTTTTAAGAGCGTGCAAATCATGAGTCCTGGAACAGTTATATTTACAATCCAGGAAGTTAATAAAGAAGGAAGACCGGGAAGAGGATCTTATTTGGTGCATGAAGACGATTTAAGCGAAATCAAAAAAGTAGAATAACATGATTAAAGCAAGATTTTACATTAGAAAGGATGACTGTAACAATGATTACCGTCCAGTCAAATGGCCTATAAAATATCCATATTGGTGTAGTGCAGAATCCAGTAATTCATTTGTATTGGTAGCATATGCTGAAGACGAGAACAGTATAAAAGAGCTGTGGCCGGAGGCGTATGATATTAATGTCTTAGAAAAAGATACCGAGATTAGATTTACATTAAGATTTCCTAAACCAGAATGGTATGAATTGTACGAAAGGGAATTAGAAGAATGTGATAGGTTTATATGGATTACAGATGCGTGCATGAGAGACGGTATAATAAGAAAAGTAAAAGCTAAAATAGAAGAGTATGGTGGTCTTTTGTTAGCCGACATTCCTGATAGGATCACTCCTTATGAAATAGGAAGGGATGCTTTTGAGAGCAAAGAAGAAGCTTTAAAACATGCAGAGGAACGGAGAACGTACCTGATCGAATTGACTAAGAAACAATTGAATGAACTTGAAAATCTAAAATTCGAATGTGATGATTAACTACGCAGCAAAAGCCAGAAGAGCTTATTTGATAAACAATTTCGATAAGATTCTTAACAGTCTTAACACACTTCATTCAACGGTTGAGACCATGACGTTGTTCGTAAACGACCAGGCTTATAATTACATTATTAAACTGAAGGAGGTAATTAAAGGCAGTCCTATGTATAAGCACAACATCAAGCGCTTTTTAAATGATATGGATAAGGAGATAAAGAGGTATAATGCTTCTATCTATTACATAAATAAAGAGCGTAGTGAGGTTATAGCTGATATAACACAAGTTATGGAAGACTGCCTCATGCCATACATAGACAACCTGGCTGGCGCTATAAGGGCAGCCGTGTGGTCGAAGGGTGTGTCTGAGGAGCGGACGGAAGCGGCGGTCCTGGCCCTTATCGTGTCTTCCTTGGCTCTGACATCCAGCAGACTTATTTCAGGTGGATATCAGATTATGAAAGAAATGGGTGGAGGTCAAGGAGGTAACCCGTTTACGTTTATGAGCATTGATAAGATAAGATACTTATCTACATTATTATCTGATGCTATTACCGGTGGAGAAATAGCTCTTGAAGAAAAAGAAGCCAATGACATAACTAAGGCAATGGATGTTTTTATTGAGAAAATGTCTGATTCGGATATTGTTGACAAGGTGATCAGCATACTCGAAGAGGCAGAACCTAAAAACAAGGAGGAACGATCATGAATTACTTAGATGGGTACGTAGAAGAGGTTCTTTCTGAGCCGTACTATGATGATTACGGCTCTGGGATTTTTAGGTGGTGGGTGAAAGTATCTTACGTTTGTGAAGGCATAGGAGCTGTCACTACCTTAATGTTTGATACGAGAGAAGAAGCAGAGGCCGTAAAACCAGGTTACAAATTTTTATGCTGAAAATAATATGAGGTATTTTGTTTTATTGATGGCACTTGTGTTATCATCATGTTCGCATGATATTCGGGTTAATGACGGATGGGTTATATATGATCTACGTCCTTTAGATGGTGGATGTATAATGTATTATGGTGAAGACGGAAGATTTTCAATATTTAACAGTAATAGATTTATAAAATTCGTTGGATACCAAGGGGAATACAATATCGGAGATTCTATTAAGATCGTAAAAGTGAAATAATATGGAAAAGAATTTAAAACTCGTATGCCCAAAATGTGGCACCCCTCACCAGCCTCATTCTCCGCACACGATGGATGCAGATGGATTTGAAAGGTGTGAGATAAGAACTATCATGGAAGACAAGGGATGGTGCTACGAATGCTCTTTTTGGCAAAATATGTACGACAAGCACAAAGACGATCCTGGATGGATTAGGATAGACGGTGAAAGCTGGGTGCTTAAGCCTATGGTGGAAAACGTACCGAGCGGATGGAACAGCCTTGGATGTGGTGGAAGAAAGATGTATATCAATATCGAAGGGAAAGGCATTGTTGTTGAAATGAAAAGAGGAGTATCATCTTTACAGTTGTCTAAAATCGTGGGAGTAACACAGAAAACGGCTTGGTTTATGCTTCAACGTATTCATAATTGTTTTAGTATTGAAATAAAAGAGCCGTGTTTGAAAGGCGAGATTGAAGTGGATGAAACTTATATTGGTGGCAAAAACAAGAATAGACATAGTAAGGATAAAGTTAAAGATGCACAGGGGAGATCTTTAAAAGATAAAACCCCTGTGTTTGGGACACTCCAACGAGAAGGATTTGTTGTCGCTTATGTCGTTACAGACACAAAAGGTAAAACCTTACTTCCTTTGATATACAATACCGTTCACCCTAATTCTACCATATATTCTGACGAATGGTATGCGTATAACGGGATCGACAAAGAAAAGTTTGATCATCAAAAAGTATATCACAAAAAGGGAGCGTATGTAATAGGCAGAAGATCAACAAACACAATCGAAGGATATTGGAGCCATTTGAAGAAAATGATTTCTGGAACCCATTTCTGGGTGTCGAGAAAACATCTTCAAAGATATGTAGATTGCGAATCTTTCAGATATAACACGAAACATCTATCGGAATCTGAAAGATTCGATGTATTTTTGCAGAATACCAAACGACGATTAAGGTATTCACAACTAAAGAAAATTACGGCATGAAAAAAAATAAGAAATTCACAATATCAACCACTACTACGATCAGAAGTAGTAAAAGTGGAAAATTAGAGAAGGATATGAAGAGAATAGCTAAAGGTGTATTTAGCTATAATCCCAAAACAGATCCTAACGACCCTCTTTTTGATAAAACCACCTCTAAAAAAGGTGGTAACGAAAAAGAATTTTAACCATATAAAACAGAAGCCGGATATACGTTAATCATTATCCGGCTTCTGTTTTATATAGATGGTGCAAAGTTGTATATAATCACCTTATTTTTTTATTTGAACTCATATCGCAATTGTTTGGTTATAGTATTATTATATACAGGGTTATATCTATCAGAAGGATCTATTAGACACAGGTTTACGTCAGCTTTAAATACTATGTAGCTATCATCTTGTATATTAGACTGAATATGTATTATAGAAACAGTGTTTAACGATACTGTATTATTAAGTCTACCTTCTATATTGACATTGCTATCAACAACCCCCAGATTCCATTTTGAACCATTCTTGTAAAGAGCTTTATAGGTAGGGCTGCCAGGTGTCCCTTCATCTGTCTCCTCTTTTATTTCGTAGGTGTAATTCAGGTTATATAATCCAGGAACAACATTGTAAATAGACTCTGGAGCGTGATTATGATAAACTTTATATTTTTTGTAAGTAATAGGAGTAGAAACAAGAACAAAGTTAATGACAGGCAAACTAACGTGTAGAATATTATAATCATTTCCATTTTGTGGAGAAACAATTATAGCTATTTTATCTAATCCTTGAATATCTGTACTATTTTCAGTATATGTATCTATCAATTCTCTATTATCAGAGGGCAATCCCCCTGAGATACTAATAGAAGAGATGATTGGTTTTGGAGTAACGTAAATCAAAGGACTGGAGCTTACGACACCTACATTTTTCCATCTACGAATATGGTTCCGCCTATACAGTTGCTATTTATTACATATTCGTATAACTTAATATCATTTTCGTATCTTCTTCTCATAATTTCATAAAATTAATTCAGTAAAAGGACGGACATAATGTGAACTACCCCTTGAACCTGTATCCAAATGATCTCCTTGGATGTTTATATCATAATACCACGAATAGGTAAATTTTTCATTTCGAGTGGATGTCCACATTCTATTACTCATTATCGTACCTCCTACCATTAAAAGGCATTCGTTTATTTCATTAGCATACAATGATATCAAAAAAAACTCTCCGGCGCCACCTACATATCCATTTTGACCATTTTTAAATAAATAGCTATTAACTTTATTAAAAGCGTAATCTGTATTACTGGTATCATATTCAAGATACGCATTCTGATTTTCACGCCCCCAATAATCCTTTTTAATAGTTCCCATATGAGAACTATCTTGTGCAAATATATTGTCTATTTCTCCATCCTTACCCCAACGAAATGTGCCAATATATTCGGTGGCTATAACAAAACACACTTTATCTACAAGAGCTATTCCATTGCATAGATCATTGGAATATCCTTTATTAGACCAATTTTGTTTTGTATATAATCCTCCATCTACATGTTGGATGTATATGCCTTTATTGATTATAAGCGAGGGATTTACCCCCATCCCTATTTGAAATCTTCTTCTCATTTTTTTTTGCAAGATACTATTTTTTTTCATAACAAAAGAAACCGGTTCCCTATCATCTCTGACTGATAACCGGTAAGAAAACAATTTCAGAAAAAATAAACCTACAAACTTTTCAAGTAAGAACAAAAAACGTACAATCTACTCTTTGACGATGCTAATATAACATATTGGAATCATACAAAAACAATGCAAGTCTGATATTCTTCGTCTATTTGTAGCTAACATCATCGTCTCCTTCCGAATCAGGAGTGGCGCCGATGAAGAACATCATTGACTTGTTGTTCGTCTGCTGCCACCAGTTATAGGCGCGTGCTACGTCTTCCGGCGTCTTAATGTTATACCATTGTTTGATAAACGTCTGTTTGGCGAGTTGCCTAAATAACTTAGACTCTCCCTTGTATGTACCGGATGTTACTTTATCAAGTGAATAATTCCTAAGATCGGTAAGATCCTTCAGCTTCCGTCCCATAACAAACGGGTCGTTAATGATATCTACAACGTTAAGCTCCATAATAAACGGCATCTGTGAAGCTATTTCGTTTATGGTTCTGAATCCGACATAGGATCCGAATTGAGTAAGCCAACTTTCTTCGTTTTCATCATCATCACGCCATCCGGCAAGAAGCATAGATACGGCCTGCATGATAAGGAACGTGCCGGCATAGACACTGAGACGTTTGAGATTGGTTTTTTCTACCTCATTCATATTGTCTTTATTTTCATTCCAGGCATCTATGATGTTTTTCATACCAGACTCGGAAGCCAGGCTAAATGTTTTGGCTATCATATTCTTTAACGTAATTGACAACCCTTCCTCTTCTTGCATTGTCTGGAAATTGAAGCCACGTCTTTTCCACAGACGTTGAGCCGCCAGCACCAACCATCCTCGGTGGGCGGTCATGAACCTGGCTATCCAGTTGCGCGATGCAGCAGTTCGGTTTTCTTCATTCAAAGATCCGTTACATATCTGCGACAAGCTACGGACTTGATTCCTGGTTATAGCCATCTGGGTTTCAACTTCCTCAACAGTAACACCTGATCCGGGCTTTACAACCACCTTCCCATCCACGACGTCTACCATACTCCATAAAGTACGATCTTTTAATGCGTTCCATTCTCTTTTTATGGTACTCTGTTCTTTATTGCGTTCTTTTTCCATCTTGAAATCTTGGAACGTGTAGAACCGGCCTTTGTAATAACGAACATTGTCCATAGTAGCAATCATAACCTGCGGATCAAGAGGGTAGTTCAGGATTTCCATAAAAGCATACATAGGCGAACGCATTAAGGTCCTGGCCGCTCTATTGTATCCGGCACCATACATACGATTTCGGATATTGAATATCCCCATTCTCTCACCTATGACATATAATTTGCTTTTCCTATCTATGTCTCCGGTTTCTGCTATACAAGATGGAGCAAGGCGTGAAAATTCAGCCGATGCGTATTTAAGGGAGTCTTTGCTTATATACTGTCCTACGGCAGATTCCATGATGAGGTTGATATGACCTGTTAAGGCGCCGGTAGCTGCCACAAACGGAGACAGTGCCAAGTTCATGACCGACATAAATCTTTCAACAGCCATCATAATTCTTGTAAGGTCTACCGTATATCCTCCGATGTTCACCGTAAGTTTTTTGGTGTTCATCCTAATGCCATAATAATGATCGTTGAAGAAGTCTCTGAACATCTGATATGCTTGGGTTGCTTCAGCCTTCTTACCGCCTTCAAATTGCTTGTTCAGTAACATCTGTTCCAGTCCTTGAGCGAGCTCTATAGACTTCTGCTTTTCGTTGTATAACGATGACTGCATCATAAGCATCGAATAAGAGTAGCCAAAATCGTGAGATACATCATCTTGGTTCTCCAACTCATATATGTAGTATTTAGGTATAGACCTAAGTCTGTCTTCCGGGTCATACACTTCTCCTTGCCTGGTCTTACCATATAGAGAATCGTCTACTCTGTCCAGGCACAGATCTGATACAAAATTACGAACCGTATTTTTGAAGTTAATACCCAATCCTTCTATACGTTCTATGTCTTGTTTTGATATCTGTGGAATAGCATACAGGTTCGGGCTCTGCTCTTTGTATAGATCAAGGGATTGTCTTTTTATTTCCTTGAGTTTTTGAATCATATTCCACTGCTCTACATTTTTAGTAGCAACCTCATTACCGTCAACATCATACTTGATGCCAAAGTCATTGAAATACGATTCATCACGATACAGGCTTTTCTTAGGCATTCGATGACCATACCCATGATCTTTTACATAATCAGGATTACGGCCGCTATTTTCGGCTTCAGATTCAGCCACCCATGCCCTTGCAGGATCGAAAGAAAGGTACGATATATCCATGCCATAATCTTGGGTGGATGTACCGTTTTGTACGTCCTTAACCATCTGCGCCACATCTATCTCACCTCGACCGATTTTGTCGATCATAGCCGCATATCCAGTAGGCGCCATGCGTTTATAGTACGAAAAGACCTGGCTCCTGGCAAATTCATTAACAATAGCATTGGCCTCTTCTATGCCCGCTTTTATGTCAGCTTCTATACCCTCTTCTCTTGTATTATTTAAAAACAAGCTGGCCATCTTAGCATTAACAGCATTCCTAAAATCTCTACCGTCTAATTCTTTGCTTATACCAAGCTTTTCTGACAGGTAGTTGGTTTCAGATACGGTAAACAGATATCGGTTATCAGCAGCCTTAAACAGCTTATCCCTTAAAGCCTGAATCCTTTTTGCTTTCTTCGCCGTAGTATGACGTTGTACGAACTTCCATTCCACTTCCTTGGAGTCAGCAAGAGCATTTAAATAAGACTGATTTACTTCGTTTTCAGCCTTATTGCTTTTAGTAAGGTACTTATCAATATCTTCAAGACCCACCATCTTAGCATAATCTATCAAAATAGCGTAATCGGCTTCAATAGCTTCAGATGCGGCCCTAAAAGCATCTCTTTCGGATGAGGTAAATGTTGCTTCGTTAATTTCTCCGATATCAGCCACATCGCGATTGTTTCCGATTATTTCCTTGATAATAGCCTTATTTTTTTCTATATCTTTCACAATAGAATCCACGTCAGTCGCATCTCTATCGCTTGTCGTAGAACTAATGATATCATGCGCCATTTTGAGATACGAAGCCTTGTTATTTGATTCGGTGCGCGCTGACTGTTCCGATTCTATATCATTCCAAAACCGATCGTTGAATGACAGGTGACCACCCAACATAAGCGTTCTCAATGCAGCTTCCCCTCCTGATTCGCTCTGAATCGCTCTCAATTTTTGCAAAAACGATTCTGATACGGCATTAGTAACATTATTTGATTCCTTTCTCCAAACTTCATTTATAGCTTGTATTTCTTTGGCCATCTTAAGTTGGTCGCCGGTTTTTTCCACTCTCCTGGTTCCTACATATATGTATTCTGAAGCTGCTTCTTTACGTTGTTTACGAAGCAGTCCTTCTTCTTCGTAATTGCTGCTTTTAAAATAGGCAACTTCATCAAAATTACCACCGCTATCAATAAAAGGCTGCCTCAGTATCCGTTTTTGCCTGGATAGAGCATTAAGGTATTCTTTGGTTGTTTGAGAAACTGGATGCCCTAATTCTTCTTCAGCCTTTTTGTATATGGATTCCATTCTTGTGGCATAACTTTCACTAAATTCCAGTTCCGAATTTTCAGCATCCCACTTTTCCATCTGTTCCGTATAGATCTTTTCCTGCTCGATGGTAAAAATATCGGTATTAACCCTATCAGACGATGGTTTGAATTTAGCGTTTTCAGTAACCGTATTTCCATCCTTGTCAACTACTTCTCTTTTAAATACGTAATTACGGTTATTGTCAACCACATCACCAATTTCTTCTTCTGATATCTCTATGTTCATGGCAGTCGCAAACGCTCGCATCTGCGCCAGCTTCTTATTACGATCGTATTTAGCCATATCAAGAGCACTACGAAGGTAATTAGAAGTTTTTCCGTCTACTTTCTGAAGCAGTTTTTCAAATTCAGATTTGTTAAAACCATGCTTTTTCGCATATGCCAGGAAATCGGATATGGCGGGCTGGGCATTCACCATCGCATTGTAATTGTCTTTGGCAATCATAGCTCCAAGAGCGTTATTGAACGGACTGGAAGAATGCTCTAATATACCAAACCACCTACTTATCCAAGAAACATCGTGTTGAACCTTGTCGAAAAATTCTTTTACTCTCTTTACCTTATCTGCCGGCACATGAAGTTCGTTCATTAACTTATCAAGCAACGTACTTTCATCAAGGTCTTGTACTGATTTAATATCAGACTGAATACCATTGATGTCGGCAATGACGGTGTTGATCCTATTTGTATAATCCTGCTTTTCACGTTCATCAAATTCGGTACTTCTGTTACGGATATATCCTCGAAGATCGTTCATGATCGGAAGAACCTGATTGTTGATAATATCTACGTTCTTTCGATCATTGGTATTGAAGTGAAGCTTGCCGTCTTTGGTATCACCATGAAGGATGGTGTTCACCACATTGCTTAAGTATCTGACCTGAGCTTCGGCTGTGGAGATCATGCTGTTCATGGCAGCCGCCATCTCATTCTTGTCTATTTCGGTCTCTACCTTATTTATCTTATCTTCTATGGTCTTAAGCTGCGCAAGGGTCATAGACGTAGTTACAGCCCTATCAGAGCTTATCTGACGTAAGTCTCTTAATGTTTTTCTTAGTGATCTGATCTTAGACTCAAGAAACTTGTTCTTGTTCATAGAAGAAAGGGAGTATAATGTAAAGTCATTATCCTTTAACAGAGAGGTGTCAAATCCTTTATCTATGTCAGTAATGGCAAGATCACGAATGTTTTTAATAACGTTATTCAAATCTTGTCTTTGGGTTGATAAAGCTGATTTAAGCCAGCTTACGATTCCAGAGAAAAGCTGCCGGACGCGCCCCAGGAAGGAGGTGGGCTCTACCGGCGCCTGTGCTGTGCCGGCCTGCATCTCCCTGGCGAGGATCTTTCCAAGAATTTCTCTCCTAACAGCATTATCAAGCTCAGCTCCTTCATACGCTTTACCGTATGTATTATAATACTGACCTGCATACTGGTTCCACTCTTCCGTACCTTCTACATCTTGCAGAACAGCCTCAACAGCATTCTGATCTCTGTATGCCTCTACAAGAAAGTGGGCTGTTTCTTCTACTAAATCAGATAAAGTAGCATCTTCACCAACTGCTATTACATTATTGGCAATATCCGCCAATGCCTTAGCAGAAGGTTCGTGCCCGTATTTGGTTTGGTACTTCTCTATATAATCGGTCATACCTATGACACTAACGCCAAGAGTTTTCAGTATCTCGACAATAGAATTTCGTTGATCACGTTCCTGCCTGCTATAATCTGATACGATCTTAGCTTTAGTATCAGCATAAAGATCGTTGTCTTCTAATATGAATGAAACTACAAGCGCATCAAAATGATCGTACTTGGCGTCCAATTCATTGTATCTTCCTGACTTAAGATCGTTCTTTATCTGCTCTTTGCTAACCCTTTCCGTTCCTCCGGTGGCGAGCCTCATAGTTACATTACTATTATCCAACGAGCTTATGGTTATCATACCTTGGTCGTTCATGGAAACATCGGAACCAAAATGATTACGGAGCTCGGTGTATGATAAGGCTGAATTGAAAAGTCTAATTTGTCCTGTATGACCTTCTCCTGTAAGATAATAGCTTCTTGTTTCCGGATCGAATATCTTAGATCCTGACAAAAGACCTTTCTTTATAAGGTAGTTAATTATACCACCTTTTGTTGATAAAGAAGTAGAAGCAGAAGCGGTCATGACCGGTATAAAAGATTTGGGATTATTAAGAACATACTTTCCAGCCTTGTAAGTAATGTCTGCCACGCCATCCACGGTAGATTCTTGAACGGTGCCTGATAAGAATCCTATTCTAATATCATTTCCGCCAGAGCGAAGAGCTTCTCCGTAATCTTCAAATAATTGACTACGATCGTTCATGAAAAACAAACGAGGCTCTCCGGTCTGATACGTTACACCCACAGGATTAGAATCTGTCTGTGGTAGCTCTTCTGGGCTAAATATCTTAAGACCGTCTTTTATAACCATATAATTAACACCCTTATCCTGTACCATAGATACGGGAGTGAAGTCCGAAGATATAGCATCTTGTAGATACTGCCCTGCGTCTATTCCCGGTCCTTCCGGTACGGAAATACTTGACGGGACCATAGCATCTACCAACATAATATTATCACCCAGATCTTGGCTGTAAAATCCAAAGCCCGATTCTTGGATTTCATAAGGTGCATCTGATTTTGACACAAGAACAGGATTACTCATCTTAGAAGCCTTATCCAGTACCCTTTCTCTATAGGCTTCTGGGATAAGATCGATGTTGGATTTTACCTTATTATAAGCCTGTTTGTTGATAGGCACTCTCTTTCTCCAGTCGCCAAAAGCCTTTAAGAACTTGTTGGAAAATACGGTTTTAAAAACAGTAGTAGCCCGTTCCCTGTTCTCCATAAGGGGAATAGATGCTATTTTATCAAACAACATAGACCTGTCCCCTGATCTGGTAGAGACAGAAACGACTTTCTTTTTATTATCTCTTTTAATAATACACGTTGATACCATGATAAAACATTTTTGTTATGAGACAAAGGTAGTTAAAAATCAAGCATATCATAAAAAATAAAGTCATCTAACTTCTCAGTCTGATGGCTTAAAAATGATATGAAAAAAAATTATAATCTGACGAAAAATCGTCAAGTTCAGCTTATATGTAATGCATGTACCCATCTCGGTGAATAAACCTTCCCGATTCAAAGCGCTCAATATCTTCAGGGCAAATAGAGCCTGAATCTTCTCTCCTGGCTTCAAACCAAAGCCCTGGCTTGCGAAGTCGGCAAGTTATGATATAATTGAAGCAATTGTGCGTAAAATGGAAAACAGATCCTACAGGGAAATACCTATCAGCTTGAAATACGATTCTTTTTCGTTTAGTATCAAACGTGATATCCCCTACTATCTTAGCCACGTAATAGCTTCTGCCATTTAACGTTTCATCTGTTTGTGGTATCCAATAATAACCTCTTGCCATGCCACAAATATATAAAAAAAGTCGGACAAGATACATGTCCGACTTTATATTACTTTGATTCGTTTTCAAACCGCTTTATAAGAGAAGCAATATCATCACCACAAACAAACATCATTCGACGTTCTTCTTTTGGTTTATGAGACACTGGGATGGTTTTGTTTATCTTAATCTGATTCGCCAGACCTCTGCCTAAACGAATATCAACTTTTTTACCTTTCATGAATTATTTGTTTAAAAAGACCAATTCCATCTATTATAATATGACCACTTTGCATACGACCATTATTAGGATTGTGTAGAAAATTGAAACCACTTTCTTTTTCCTGCCTTTCAAAAGAACTGATATCCTTTCCTCTACGGGCTCTTTCAAAAGCTTTCTTGAACAACTTGCCTCTAAAGGTCTTGACGAGGATCTTGGTAGCGTTATTGCCGGCTTTTACCATTGCTTTCCTTGCCTGGTCCTCCGAGACAAAACTGCTTCGGAAAATATACGATGCTGCTGTTTGTATGTCCTGCTTGGTAATCATATGATAAACATTTCTTTCAGAATACTGATCTTTATTCCGTATATCAATTTCATCTCATCTCTATCATATACGTCAAAAAAGGATTCACTGGGGTCCTTTGGATTTACGTTCAATTGAATTATGCAATTACCAGTATAAACCTTAAGCCTATAATTATCGGAGTATATATCCTGCATGGTTTCAAATGTCTCAATTAAATTTTCAACAAGTGCTCTGTTAAATGAAAAAGATTCTTTACCATCACCTTTAAATGTGATATGATCTAAATCCCTGTTGTCAAATTCATACTTTAATTGATTGCCGTCCATCATATCATAAAATATTTACTTTCTGATTATAAATCCCATATTGTTTTATTTTTTAGTTAATACAAATCTTCTGAATACAATTGTTCTCTAATAGCACTCCTATCTACTACCATTTCCTGATTATTGTTTCTAACAAGTTCAGATGCTTCTTCTCTTGTTAAAAACCGATTCTTGCTCGTCAAAAATCCTTGAACACTGCGGTTTTTATGAGCAATACCATAAGCTGCAAACTGAGAAATGATAGAACAATGTCTCAATCCACAAAATACGGTTCCGGATGGTATGTTTACTGGACCGTGAGGCTTGTTCTTGTGATCTTGAACCCATATAGCTGCGCATACAACAATTTCCTTATCACACATAATTTACATATTTAAAATACCGTTTTTACCAATATGCTTCTTCTCTTCTTCAGTAGGCCATTCTTTCTTGAACTTACCATGCCACGTTCCAGGAACTACCACCACTTCGTCTCCCTTACTATATTCAATAGCGGCACATTCAGAACAAAGAGGCTTGCCTTCATATCCCTTTAGCGACTTATCGTAAATACGATTCTTACAAGGTCTTATAAGAGCCCAATAACAGGATGTGGCTGTATTATCTATACAGCCACATTTTGAACAAACAAACAAACAAACAAACTCATCCCGCAATCTCCCAGTCATTAGACATAATATCATGTTCGGTTGGATTCCAATTTGATGCTACTTTTTGACCTGTATCTATCATCAATATATTTACGTCAAACATACAGATATACTTTTTACCCCAATCGATTCTTTTTATCTTACGACCTAATTTAAGCCGTTCTAAAGCCTGTTCGAATGTCATGCCATGACGAGGCAGTTTGAGATACTTTTCAAGTCTGTCGGAGGCTTCATTTGGTGTATGGCCATCGTATTCGAAAGCGGTTTCTCTTTCAGGAACATCAAACAAATCCCAGTATTTGCTTTCATAGTGATTAGATACCTGACCGGTAGGTAGGATCGCCATCACAATAAACCAATCATCAGAACCGAAGCATTTTTCTCCGTCGCTGTGTCTCCTTGATTTGCAAACTTCAACCTGTCCGCTTCTGGCTAATAGATTAAAGAAGGCAGCGTTATACAACATGCGATACCGATACAATTCATTGAAAGTGTGGTATCCGTCAGAGACTTCTCCCACGTCTACAGGCTTCTTGTTTTGAATACTACCCAAAATATTCTCTATATAGAGCTGTATTTTATACATACCCATTTCGGTGTGGCCGTATTTGTTCAAGATATTATTGACATCGTATTGTATATTAAAATCTTTTTCAAATTCTACTTCAGGATGATTAGGATAGTAGTAATCTACTGATGCTTCTAACACAGACTTGATATGCTCTACTATCCTCGTGGCATCATCATGTTTTAAGAAATTCTTGAATCCCTCAACGAATTTAATATCTTCTTCGATTGTTGATTCGAACTCTTCTTTTGTCATTACTCTAATCACATCTTTAAAATCTTTTAATTCCATGATTTGTTTTAAATCAATTGTTACTATACTTTCTTTATCCTACAATACAAACCCCACAAAAACTCAGCGGAGAAACTATCCCATACATTATTCTTCTGCCAAAGTTCTACTTTGTTAACAAACCAAGACCATGTGGGACCCTCATATGAAGAATCAGATGATGATCCCAATCCGATTTTCTCCATTTCATTCGCCACATCAGAATAAGGATCTAAATCGACTCCCCTAATCATGTTAATAACATCATCCTTGTCTAACGTAAATTGAAACCGCTCCTTGTTAGTAGGCGGATCTTGATTCAATTTACCAGTCGCAAGCCATTCTCCATCATGATACAATTCGGCAAGTTTCTTTACATTATTTTTAAGAAAAGAATACTCTTGTATGACTTCCATAAAATCAGCTTCGTTAGCTTTACCCTCTATGAAGATAACGGTTTTGCTTCCAGGTCTATGATCGTCTAAGCTTGCCGGGATTCCCAATATCGTCCATCCTTTAAACTCAGCTATCTTAAAACGCATGACATCAAACACCTTATAAAAATCATCACAATCTACAGATTCTATTACCTTAACATCCTCTTCCGTAAATTTACCTCGTATTGGAATAACATGATGACCAGGGCAGCCATCGGTTCCGAAATATGCGATTCTAACCATATTATATATAATATTTTAGTTGTTCTGAAATCCTATATTTACTTATATCATCGCACAAGTTACACCCTCCCGCACATCCACAAACCGAACAATACGAATCTCTTTCTGCCTTCGATTTAGATTGGAAATCTCTTGCAGCTTTAATCCAGGTAGGAGAAATAATATTACCGGAAAATATAGGTACATTTAAGATTAATATTTTCATTATTTTGGCAAAATATTCATATAACACGGCACATCTACTACGTCTCTTCTACGGATGCGCTTATCAAAATAGGAAACCATATAAGTATTTTTACCTTCGTGATCAGGTCTGGGATCGAAACATTCAAAAACGAATCTTGTTACACCTTCCAAATGATCAAGCATGAAAACAAATTCGCCACCGTATCTTTTATTAGCTAATTCTTCTACGGTCATAACCTGTCCCCTCCTAATCCTGAATTGATGCTAACATACTTAACACGGACATCATTTCCACGTCCAAGCTGTCCCCAGCCGGGCGATGGCGTTCCCTTGGCCGGAGCAGGGACAGCCCTAAGCCGAGACCAGTCCTGCTTTTGTCTCATGGCGTCAGCCTCTTTGTAATACCGGTTACACAGTTCTTGATCTTCGTAACCAACGTAATCTTCCTTATTTTCCATATAGAATAGTTTTTCAACAAATGTACGACATTCATGAATTAATTAGATTTAAAATAAAACAATATAAATTAAAATAAAAACCCGATACGTTAAAATCGCATCGGGCCTGGTATTGAAAAAAATAGGTTCAGATCTTGGGTAAAGACTCGAGCCAATTTTTAACATCTTTATATTTAGGGTCTTTGTCTATTCTATCTTTCAGTTCATGCAATGCTGAGTCCATAACCGTATTCGGTACGCCAATCAACTCTCCTATTAAATACAATGGGGTTTTATTCGATTTAGATTCGTGTGCTATATTCATGTCAAAAAAAAGTTATGTGAAACAAACCGGCCACGGGTATTCTATTGCCCGCCGACCGGTATAATATTTTTATTCCTTTTTTTCCAAACGGGAAAAACGGGAATGCGGGAATCATATTTTTTACTATGGCTCCCGCACCACCGGAAGGACCTGGATCTGGATCTCAGGTCAGATCCTTCCAGTTTATTTTTTCGCCGAGGTAATCTTGCACGGCAAGCCATCTTATAAAGGCTACTCCTTCGGGAGCATCCGGATCATCCAAATACATTAACGTAGCTTTCACCAACTCGTTCTCACATTTGAAGACCTTCGGAAAACCATCCGAATAGTACATTGCAAAGACATATTGGACATCGCCCCATGTCGCTTTATCCGGCTTCTTCGCTCCGCACTTTTCAAAAATATCTTTTATTTCCGGCTGCTTCCAGATCCTCTTGGATCCATCGACGTTGACCATCTTCTTTACCGCCTCATCAGCGAGAGCATTAGAAAAATGGTAGCCGTAAGTATCTACATATTTCTGATAAGCTGGATCCTCTGCGTCTGCTCCTCAATAAGAACGACCTCTGCCACGTCCGCGACCTCTACGCATCTGAGGTCCGTCACCGTAGTATCTGTCGTCTCCATAGTAATCGGTCGGGTAGGATTCGTAACCCATCCTCCGGTATTCCCGGTCCTCCATTTCATGACGACGTTCGCGCTCTTCGAGCCTTCTTTCCCTTTCTTCCAGCTCGTTTTCGCGCTCTTCCATTTCTTTCATCTTCTCATGCATACCGTAATGGTCGTAAATACCACCACCATACCCCATGTACGTCCCATCAGAACGCCGGCTTCTGCCTCTGCCTCCACCTCGTCTGTCTTCTATCTCGTCATATCCAGGATATTCTCTGTGTCCTGAATTTAAATCATATACTATCATATTATACTTATTTCAAACGTTCTACAATTAACTTCTTTAAATCTTCGAATGAATCAGTAAGGTCATTCACCTTATTTTCTATACCAGCTATTTTACGATCCTGCTCTCTCGTTTGCTTGAATGCCGGATTGATATCTTCTAATATAGATTCACAAGCCTCTATCTTGGCACGATGGGCATCTACGCTGTCTATTATTTCCTGACTGGTGCTTTTTATGGCATTCAGCTCGTTCATAATCGGATCTATGCTGGTAGATAATGTTATGCCCATAGCCTTAGCCACATTCTGGGATTCCGGGACCGTATAGGTCTTGGTTTCGCCAGTGAGCTCTACCGTCAGATCCACCACGCGGGTCTGCATCGCCTGATACTGACCTGGCTGAGGAGGAAGATACCTGGGTTCGGATACGGCTACTACCTTTCCCAATTCGTATTTAGGTACTGTATTAGTATCAAGGGTATGTACCTGAAACCCTTTCTTCAAATCTGAAAACATGATCAAAATATTAGTTAGGTGAAAATAGGGTGATGATCTCCATCACCCTACTGAAATCATTTACCTGCTTTAACTTCAGACGCCTGGGCTGCCGCTACTGGAACACAGCAATCCATTAATCTTAACACGCCACGAACTTTATTGAAGTACAGAAGGCGTTCTGTGCCATTTACCATAGCGGCACCCGTGACAGCTACGTTAATAGGGTTCACGACATTCACTCCCGTAACCGGGCAACAGGTGTCGGCTCCTACTGTTGAAACTGTGCTGTTTGCCGGGACCGCAATCTGTACCGGTAGAGCACTTCCGGCTGTGGGGACTACTTGCCTTATCTTAAGAAGGATAAGACCCTCACACGGAAGGGCGATCCAAGCCCGTGGGTTAATACCGAAGACTGTATTTGTCGTACTGACAATAACATTCTTCGTAACCATCTCATACAACGATCCTATTTTAGAAACACAAGCCATATTAGCCTCCTTTCTTAATAAAATCAGACAGCAGCGTTGTTATTGCAACATCCGTTGTTACATCCGCATCCGTTATTACAGCAACCTCCTCCGAATACCTGTCCCCAAGTATAAGCCTGGTAAGGAGAACAAGAGGGGTAGGCCGGGACGGCCGTCGGGCGTAATTGACCAACGATATTCTGGGTTTGTTGCTGAGATAATGCCGAAGCTGTCAAAGCCGCTTTTTCTTCACGAAGTTGAGCAATAGTGTTCTGCATCTCCCTCATTTCCAACTGACAGAATTTGTCGTTGATCATAACGGTTTGGGCGTCAAGTTTCGCAGACAAGATATTGAATTGGCTTGTAGCTTGCTCACGATTGTTAGCCAGACCTTGGTTGAGACCGTTCTGCAAGATATTGGTTTGTTCCAACGTGCGAAGCTGGTTATCAAAACCTTGCTGAGTAATCATTCCCTGAGTCTGGCAAGTGCTTTGATTGATCAACGAACTCAGATTGCAGCAGCAAGAGCTGATTTGATTTCCTATTTCACAACCTTGTTGTTGAACTGCGTTGATAACAGCCTGAGAAGTCATACCTACCTGACCAGCTACTTTATCAATAGCACCCTGTACGTTGCAGATAGCGTTCTGAAGTTGAGTAGTAGAACAGTTCAAAGCAGAAGCAATCTGATCTATGGCGCTACGATTACCTTGAATTGCCTGCATCAAAAGTTCACGACCGTAATCGTTATTCAACTGAGCCGGCAAACCATTGGCACAACAATCACCGCCATTTCCAAAACCGTTACCGAAGCCGCGTCCACCCCACAGCCAGAACAAAACAATTATCCAGAGCCACCAACCGTTAGCCCCACCGAAACCGTCCTGGTTGTTACGACCGTTCATCAAAGCCGCCACCAGATTCGGATCCATTTTATTACCACCTATCAAATTAGCAAACATGCCGGGAATCATTGAAAGAAGACCGTTAGTGGCTGCACCACCACCGTTAGCCCCGGCTCCATCTAAAAGGACGATTTTATCACCACCCATAATTTTATAGTATTTAATTGTTAAACATACGTGCATGAAGCACGTAACAAAGATCATGATTGCAGGGTGGAACAAGGCTGAGTTTGTTTCCGATAAAATGGAAGGATTTCAGTAAAAACGGAAATATAATATACAACGAGTAGTTTTCCCCATTTATGGGTAAAAATTGATAATCAGCAACTTTCGCTTTTCCTTTTTTGGGTAAAGCGCTGTAAATCAAAACAGGATCCGCATCACTGCGAATCCTGCCTCAACTAATCTAAACTAAAATACCATGAAAAACTTTTCCCTACTAAAACTAAAGAACGAACAAATGTATGAAAATACATGCTTTTCACAAAGAATCCGTATCCTGTTCTTTGGTATGGTTAAGTACATGGGATATAGTTCTGATACTTAATCCGGTTTGATTTTGTATCAGATTATAAATATAGGATTTTGAAACTACAGTTCTTAATTGACCTAAATCATTCATAATGTTTTTATACATAAGATGAATGCTGTTGTTACGTTTGATGGTACTGATTCTCATTTCCTACTGTTATTAGTTACGTTCGGTTCTTACTTTTTCCTTATTTCCATAATCCCTTCCTGAAACTAATATTGCAAACTTAACAAAAATAATTCATAAACAATGAAAATCTAACTTTTCTTGTATGTTATTGATATACGTGCATATATAAGAAAAGTGAGACTTTCACAAGCCTCACTTCCCAAATTATAACTATGAAAAAACTATATATATATATACAAAAATTACCTGCATTCCAATTTGTTAAGATCATCCAATTCAGACTTGCTTACGGTCATGTCTTGCGTCAAGCCAGATCTGTTTTGGTATGGAGCGTAATCAGTTTCTACCGTCTTAGCCTTCTGAGTAGAATCGTATTTCACCTCCGATTCGGTTCCTGTCAGATTTTGGTAGATAGAGCCGGAACTACTCTCGCTTACTTTAGACCATATCTTATTACCTACTCTTATAAAATTATCATAAATACCTTCTGCTGTTATAACACCATCTTGCTCTACGATATTAGAACCCGATTTTTCTTTTAACAAATACGGGTGCCTGGTGTAAAAATAGTGTTCAAAATCATTCCCAGCATACGAAGGGTCATACCTCTCCAAATAAAACAATTCTGATAAAGAAGGGTCGGTACTGGTCATGCTATAATCAAACAACATCAACCTGTCTTTTCCAGATAAAGATAATTCTATTGATTTCAAAATATCAGGATCATCAGAAATAAGACCCAAAGATGGACCAGGTTTGAAGTCAAGATACTTATAGGCATTATCATATAATTTTGTTTTATGGAGTTTGTTGTCAAGGTAAGATTGGTATAAATCGAATAAGGATAATGGGTTTTCGCTATCTTGTTTTTTGTTCATGTATCGACTATACTCCCGATCCACATCCACGTAAGGAACGTCAAGTACCGCAGGGTGCCCAAACGCCATCCTGGTCATTATCATGTCCTCTGTGTTCTGAGAATCCATGAACGATCTGACGTATTTTTTAATGGAAGCCATGAGCGTATTATCATCTACGTTCCGTACTTTCTCTTTATCCAAAACGCCGTTCTTAAAACAAGATTCAGGATATATTTTAGTAGAAAAATGAGTTAGGTTGTGCTTGGCTAATACTGTTGATATTTGATACATCTCGTTAAGATCATCTTTGCTAATCCTTTGATATAGATTATCTCCTACCTTAAGCAATGAATGTTTCTCAAATGCCTCTACTGGGTCTATATCGGATTCAGAATAAACGATATTCAAATTATCCATATACTCCGGCAATAATCCAAAATAATAGTCTGTACTATCACCAAGAACATCATCTATAGAAGATGCCAGCGTTGGAGCATAATTTACATCATTATGCCTGGCCACATAAATATCAAGATCCAGCATCAAATTATCTATCTTATTCAAAGATTCTTCTGTGCCATCATAAGTTTCCGATGTCCCTATTATATCTATGCCAAACCACGTACAAGCCTCTTCTATATCCCATATCATGCTTCTTAAATCGGATTCGGTGTCGGCATTAGCCCTATGTAAATAAGCTGATATACGAGCTCTTAGGAACTCTATTTTGCCGGAATTGTAATAAGAAAGATCTTGTAGCTTAGACAAAGATCTTCTCTTGCCTTCCACCACATCATCCCCTTCTATGTTTATTACCGGAATCTTATTCGTAGATGAGAACTCATCAAACATAGATTCGGCAAATTCTTTATCAGAAACGAATTTCTCAACCAGTTCAGGATATGAATTTCTCAACGATTCAAAAGCAGATGAAAATTCAGAAAAGTTTTTTATGCCGGCTACTGTTTTACGCATAGCATAATAAAGCTCAGAAGGATTATATGGTACTTTTTTACCAAATTGGTTAAACACTCCCTCCTTGTAAACAATAGGACCATACTGATAGTCAATAGACATAAAATAATTATCTTTTTCCCTATCATGTTCGTTAATAGAAGAATCTATTAACTTTCTCATGGAAGTCGAAACCTCGTTTAAAACAGAAGGATCGGATAAAATACGACTTATTTCTGTTTCATCATACAAACCGGATCTCCTTAATTTCTGCTCATTCAGTATCAAACTGCCATCTACATAAAAATCGAAGAGAATAGCATTAGACAATGAAGACGCATTGAAAAAATAATGAGTAGACAAAAGGAAATCCCTTACATCCTTAACATCCTGAGCCGTTAAAGGATCAGCAAAATAAGTCTGACGCTTCATATACGACAGCACATCTTCTAAAAGAGGTTCGCCATTGGGATCGGTGTTAAACATCTCCCCTGGAGCCGGGTTATTCCAATGACCGTAATACGACAAAAAACCAGGAGTGTAAGCCTTAGCCCATACCTGAAGGGCCCGCTCGCTGTTTCCTAATACTTTTAAAGCACTTTCGTAAAGAACGGAAGGCTCCCCGTTAGGAGCCTTAACCCGTTTTATTTCATTTTCCTTTTTTTCTATCTGACATTTGACACCCATAGTGATAAATATTTTAGACAAAGATAGTATAAAAATAGAAATTATGAAACTTCTATTTCATAATGCGAAGCCTCTGTCTCAACTATCAATCTTCCCTCTCCTTCGAACTCAACGCTATCATTTCCTGGACCAGTAACAAAATGGAAATCAGATACGGATGTTACATAATCTCCAGAACCACCGGAGAAAGACTGACTTTTACTTTGTTTGTAATTGATAGTCAATTGTGTTTTACCTATCTGAAGAGTTCCAGATAAATTTTTAGTATAAGTAGTGGTAATTGTAATATCCCCATTTTTATAACAATACATTATAAAGGTGGTAACCGGACTCTTTTTTATATTACTATCCGGACCTGCATGATAAGATTCATTTCCTCCAAATATGCTATAAATGTGACAATAAGGACCGACTCTTTTACTTGAAGTTTTAGCCTTATCCTCGACTCCTTTCAAAGATATAGTAACCTTACTCTTGTATTCAATATCCTTCCAATTACAGACTCCTTCACTTACGTTTCCAACAAACCTGTCATCAACATAAACCTCTATATTCCCCTGCTGATTGGTCTTCAACTGATACTGAACAAAACTTGAAACATCTTCGTATCTCCTTCTCATACTCAACACTCCTTATTTAACTCATTTATCGAATTTTTCTATCTGACATTTGACACCCATAATAATTAACTTTTTTCAAAATTAACTATAAAATCGACTTATACAATGACGGATCCCAAACTCCTTCTATATAAATCTCTGAAAAACTCAAACTGCCATCACGAAGAGTGGTAACCTTCAAACTGGGAATGTTAAAAACAGTGCTAACATCACTAAACTCACCATTCAACTTAATAGCATTTCCACTATTATCAGCTTCATAATAATAATAACAATAATTTTCATTAAGACTCGGATCATATTCGTACCAATATGTTAGATCTTGCATATGGTCTTCTATATTACCAATTTTATTTCCACCTAATATAAAAATACCATTATTGCTATGATGATAAACCGTAGATTCATAATTACCATAATTCCAGTCACTATTAAACACTATATCACTGACATCGGAATCATGATCTTTTAATACAGGCCCTATATGTATATGAATTTTATTAAACTGACATACATAAGGTCTTTTTCCTCCAAGCCTTTTTATATCTTCATTGGATAACTTATTATAACATCCTCCCACAAAATTATCCGCAGCATTAAAAAATCTCCTTCTCATACTTAACACTCTTTATTTAACTCATTTATCGAATCCGAATTATCAGAACCTTCTACGAGATTCTTATTCCTGTCTATCTCTTCCTGGCTCATATTACTCATCATATTTTGTATTTTTCTACCAGATTGAGATAAAGAGCGGATGAATGCACTGGAACTTATCTTAACTCCAAGATTCGGTTTTGCCCTAAACGCTTCACCGGTACTGATATTATACAAATCATACACACCTGAGTTCATATATAATTTATATATCCAGTTTCCACCAGCTTTTTTGTACCCTAATTTGGTTAGCTCGACTACACTCATACCAAATTTAATACCATTACGACCCATTATCTTCTCCGGTATAGGTTCTACTTTAGCCGGAACAGATGTATATGCTTCGTCACCGCCGTACAGGAAATAAGGGGTTGTCACCCTTGATATGTGAGTAAGCGACTCTTCGGATATACGAGGTTCGTCTTTCGCAGCCTTAGATCCTTTCCTTAGATTGGATATTCTAATAAAAGGATCGTATGTCAAAAAGGTTAAGCCGTATTCTACTTTATAACCTGATACGCCGTTAAGGTCCCTTATAGCCTTAGTCGTATGCGAGTGATTGATGGTGTCTATACCATACCTTGATTCCATATCGGTCATAATACTATTAACCTCATCTCCCTCTACATAAACCTCTTCTCCTTCCGGGATAGAGGTTATGCCGGCAGCCCTTCTAAGTAGCCATAAAGTAACTTCAGCAATGTCAGAGAACTTATCTCCGTTCTTCCTATAGTTATCTACTCTTCCTTCTTCAGATCCAGGTAATTCGACATTTCTTTCAACTTCGACATTTGTTCTGGATTGTCCTTTGCCTTCTCCATCTCCCTTTTTATCGCCATCTTCCTCAGTGCGTACTGCACCGCCTTCTGCACTTCCTTCTTTTCCATCATTTAAAATATTATCTGATTCTGACTCTATAGACTCCACGACAGCATCATACTCTGGTATGCCGCTAAGGAAATCTGCTACGTTATTCAAAAACTCTATTTTTTCCTCGTTTGTCATATCAAGGCTTTCCACGGGCTCCCATATGGCAGGCAAGTTGTTTGATTTTATTGCAGTAGAAACATCTTCTACAGTTTTATTATCCACCGTAGGCAAAACTTTAGAAACCAAACTATTGATATCAGATTCCATTTTTTCTACTTCCTCTTTTGTGCCATATTCTTTTAGGGTATCCATGCCATTGACTCTAAGAGAATAATTCAAAGCCTTGCTTGGAACAAAATTAATATATTTCAAAAAGTTTTTCAACTCTGATATAATTTGTTCGTCAGATCTTGGCCCAACATAATCAACCACCACCTGATCTGTTTGAGAACGAAGCCAAGAAACATATTCTTCTAAAGTCTTACCACCTTTACTGGAAGGAGTGGATATTTTATCACCTACTGTTCCTTTAGGTTCTAATCCCATTTCTTCCTTAAGGCTTTTAGGATTACCTCTCTCACGAAGAAACCTCAAATCACCTCCTACAATCTTCCTTGCTATAAAATCAAAAATATTAGCATAAGACGGCAATCCTTCTTTTTCTATATGAGATTCTATTTCGTTTAACATAAGAGAGAAGTTTTTCCTGGAGGTACGCTTCTTGCCAGGTAAAGACTGCGCAGCTTGTGCCGCAGGAGCCGGCTGAGCTAATGGCGCCGTCTGAGTCTCCCGGGCAGCCCCTTCCTCTGGCATTTCCTCTTCATAAACATCCACGTATTCTTTAGAAGTAACGGTCTTACCCTCATCAGAGAAAGGAAGATCATCCTCTATAAGTGATTTAGGTCTGGAAGATGATTTACCAAACTGAATCCTGATCTTAGGAGCGACAAACATCTCACCTTCGAAATCTATTCCAGATTCTACTTCAGACGTCACAATGTCTTTCACATTCCTGCTTTCATCTTCTACCCATTTAACAACATCAGGAACCGTAGATAATTTTTCTATAGCCTCACGAGCTTTTCTAAGCCCTGAAATAGGATTCAAATACGATACTTGATACGAAGCCGGATCAAGGCCTAACTTGGTTAGATACGCATTAAGATCTTGTATATCATCTTGACCCATCTGTAGCAATTCAGAATCACCGGATTCAAGCAGCATATCTATAAAAGACATCCATTTCCGCCCTTCCTCTGATTCCACAGAACGCAGGCTAACTGGGAAAAGATAATTAAGACCGTTTTTACCTTTGATGACAACTACCGGAACTCTTACATTTTTGTAATTATTCCCCTTGTCATTTAATATAGAATAAGCAAATGGGAAGCCTGTGTATTTAGATCCGTTCTTAAGCACGACTTTGCCATTTAATACATATCCGACATCAGATACTTTTTCAGCACCTTTTTCGGTAATAGGGAGATTTTCTACCTGGCCATATCCTTGACCGTTCACCTTCATGTTAAACACCGGTCTTCCGGGAAGGGTCTGGGCAACAACATGCGTGCCGACGCCGATGGTAGCCGACCGGCCGGCGTCCTTCTTCCACTTGTTAAAAGCCGTTCTTCTTATCTTACTTATACCATCTATGCCTCCTGTGTCAGCTTTTACAACAGAAACGAATCTGTTTCCACTCATGACCTTGATAACCATATTGGACACCAGTTTATTCTCAGCAGATTCTATTCTTTTTTTATCGCCGGACTGAACAGCATCATTGTATTCGGCAAAAAGAGACTGATTATAGGTATCATTTACATCTATTTCGAGATTAACCTTATCTCCTTTTTTCAAAGAAGATAATGCTTCCTGATCTATTTTATCTACCTCATTATCTCCGAATCCGACACCCGTTCTGTACGGAACCAACTCATCTGAATCAAGACGCTTATAAACCAAAGAATAGGAATTACCCACGTCCTGAATAGACACATCTGTGTAGCGATTAAGAACACGAGCCGATTCTTTGTCTATAGACCATCTCGCATGATAAGGAAGTTTAATTATAGTAGCCGTTTCCCCACCTATGTTAAGAGAATACCTTTTAGTGCCATTAGCGTTCGTTTCAGAGCTTATTTGAATAGGAACCAATGATTTTATAGAAGATATAAATTTATCGGCTCTAAGACCGGCAATTTCATACCTTTCATTGCCGTCGTTGGAGATTCTTCTTACCATCAACGTCTCTGGATTCTGGGCGCTATCTATATTGGCTCCCGGCGTATTATCAGATTCGTCTAATTCATTTACAAGAGAATCTATATTAGCATCATCCTCCCCAAAATTACTTAACGTAGATTCGGAAATACGACCTTTATCAATAATCCTGTTCTGTTCGATATAAGGAAGGAGATCCGTGATGTTTCCAACCTGGCCAAGATCTTCTATGGTAAATACCGAATCGGCAAGCTTATCTTCGTCAACTTTCTCCCCTTTATCTCGTCTGTTCATTATATCAACATACAAAGAAATAGCATCATCAAGTTCCTTCCTTTGATCTGGTTCCAAATTGGATTTAGCCATATCAATAATAGCTTTATTATCCTCATACACAGATCGAGGCTCAGTAAGTCTCCTAACTTTATCTGATAAATCTTTTATCATCTTAGCCGGACTGTCTCCAAGAAATGATATGTAATCATCAATATCCTGCTTGTATTTATCATATATCTCCTTCTCTCTTGGAGATAAAAGATCTTGATTACCTGTATATATCTTGTCTACTATACGTTCTTTAACCTCTATAGGTGCAGACAAAAGATCTTCCATAGCCAACTCATAATCAAAATCAGACAATATATCCTCTTTCGGTTTCTGAGTTATACCATCATTTAAATGACCAAATACTTTCATTGTAAATGCCTCATCTGAATCTATTTCACCATTGTTCAGGAGTTCATTTATTTTTTCATCCAAACTGACATTATTACCCTCTGTCTGATAAAAACGATCACTTTCTATAGATTCAGTATTAGAAGATACCATATCATTTAAGAACTTAGAGAATAAAGAAAAATCGTGTCTCATAAATTTCTTATCCTGCATGGAGTTCATGAATGACCGTAGAACCTTATATTGGGTAATAGCTTGCTGGTATTTTACCACCATCTTTCTTAAATCCTCTGCTTCTTTCTTCCCCTTATTGTTCTCGATATAAGTGCTTAAAGAAGCAACAGAATCATAAGCTTTTAATATATCTTCAGCAGTTATCGTTTCGGATTTAAACAACTCAAGAGCTGATACTCCAGGATCAAAAGAATAAAATACTTCTTTATAACTACTAAGAAGATCTTCTGACAACCTTCTATATTCCTTATTAAGATTATCGTATTTAATAGTTTTTTGTTTTATAGCCTCTGCTTCGGTATCATTACCGTCCTCTACTCTTCTCGGAGTTGTAGCCAACCTCTCTATTTCAGCATTCAGATCATTGATCTCATTACGCAATTCCCTTAACTGATTAGCTGTATCAAAAGCTTGACTTGATAATGAATAAAACGTATTTATATCATCAAACAAATTATTGTCATTTACATAATCAGCAATATCATTTGATGCTTCCATTGCTATATCCTCTGCATCCAACCCCTTAAACACAGCATTAGCAACATTAGATCGATAAAGATCGGATGAAGTCTCAGCAGTAATAGCCTCAGCAAAAGAAGAAGCTTTTTTATAATTGGCTAACTTCTTATCAAAATCTTTTATAATATCTTCCTTGTATTTTTTAACAGTTTCTTCATCTACTTTCATTTCAGAAGCCAACTCACTTTCGTCAAGGCTTTTAACCATTGACCTGAAATTGTTAGCCGTATCCTCTAACATTCCCATTCTGTCAGATAATTCAAATTTAGAATAATAATCTGATTCAGGATCATTCATTTGAGCATTAAATTCGGCTAAATTTCGCATAGAGTCTTTTACAGATTGAGAAGTAAAAGCATTATTACTATTAAATTTCTCAACATCAGTATTAATAGTACGCTCTTTATTTCTCCTTTCATATAAACCAAAAGCACCATTTCTGGCTCCAAATAAACCACCAATCAGGGCTCCTATGCCAATCTCTTTCAATCCTTCTTTGGTTGTAAATTGTTCAGCTATGGCCTTAGAAAAAGAATCAACTATAGAAGACGTAGCATCAAGATACGTCTTATCATATCTTGATCTAATAAAATCTTCCCCCATGCGCTGAGCAACACCTTGCATGCCTTCCTCCCATACGCCTTCAGATATGGGCCTTTTAGACACATTCCAGACAGTAGCTAAGGATTTCTGGAATAAATTTGCTTTTATCGTCTGTAACCTTCCAGCATCACCCGCTACCTTCTTAGTTCCTAATCCAAACAAATAACGATCTATAAAACTCTTTGATCCTCCATATGTATCTGATACACCCTTTAATCCAGGTATGTATTTAGAAGCAAAACCAGTGTCTACTCCAAGATATTTTCCCAGAAGGAGATAATTGGATAATCCAACTATACCCATATTGGCTAAAAATATGCTGTTTGCTGTATCGGAAATAGAACTCTTAAATTCAGCCATCTCGGACTGATTAGGATTCCGACCATACATATTTTTAAAATATTCTTTGTATTTACTTTCAGAGTCTTTCATGAAGGACTGAGCTTCCACAGCAGACTCCCAGCCGGCTCCCACGAACGTATTTACTCCTACCTTGGCCATATTGCCGATAGCTCTGCCGTACATCGCTCCTGCTCTATACGCTCCAAAAGCGGATTTTACAGCACTTGCTGCAATCTTAGATGCTGCCATCTTGCCGGCCACTTTCATCCCTACTTTAGCGCCAACAGCTCCAAGACTTGACACGCCCATCCCACCTGTAAGGTAGGCAGACAGAATAGCTCCTGTCGTAAACGATAGACCATTTCCAATAACATCATTAAAAATAAAATTTGCAGTTCCAAGACTCTGCAAAAATCCCATATCACGCTCTTCTCTTGTATAATAATGAGGAAGAGAGTGGTTTATTCTTTCATCTATATCATTTATGGTCCGTGTAAAATCATTGTCAAATGCAGAAGATAACGTACCAGTCTTTATAAGATTATACGCAGCCGGGATAATACCTACTACTCCTGATACACCATATAATGCTGTTTTTGTTACAAGCTTTCCTATGCCATTAACAGCCTTATTCCAAGTAGTTTGCCTTCTTCCGTAATAATCTTCATTATCCCTTCCTGGCATATAACTTTTAAACTTTGCAAGACCGATGTTTCCATCGGATAAAAAGTCATATGCTTCATCTAACTTAATAGTTCTTCCTTTACCAAATACACCAAAATCAGCAGCAGATGACTGTTGATTACCAGCTATAACCTCACCATAAGACGTTTGTTTACCAGAATAAGTATTCCTTGATTTATCTTGAATAGATTTTATCATGGAATTTAACTTATTATAAGATTCCTCTTTCTTCTTTCTTGGGTCATCTCCACCATTCAGAGCCGATTTTAATCCAGAAAAAGATGTGTCTACATCAAAAGAAGTATCTATTCCGCTAATATCAGATCCTTTTTCTGAATCATCATCAGGATTTATGGCTGATACTGGGGGAGTGTATGATCCTACTTTCATCCTCTCCATCTCTCTTTTTGCTCCCTCAATAAGAGAAGATTCTTCTTCATATCGCGTAGGAACTCCGGCATTATACCCTCTTAATCCAGTAGATGGTAAGAACCCTGATTTCTCCACCAATGTCTGTTCCTTATTTTCCATATATTATTCCCTATTTACACTATTCAACAACTTCATCAACTTGCCGTTTTTATTCAAAGACGTAGGTAAATCACCCCTTTCTTTTGCCGCCACCATATCCTTAATCTCTTCTGTTATGGCTGCCACAACAAAATCAACTATTTTTTTCTGAGGCGCAACAGCAAGTTCTTTAGACACATTATCCGCAAACCATACATTAGGAGTATCAAACGAATCTATTAACTCAGGTTTACCATTCTCCATAAGATAAAGCCTTGTCTCATATCCATAACCGTAACTTGTCTTAGGATCATAACCTTCAACCTTTACACCAAGCTTTCCACTGTTATCCAATATATCTTTAGCTGCATTAAGAAGCCAAACCTTTTGTTCTGGCATATCATCTAAATTATTACCAGATTCATTTATCATATCTGATAACACTTTCATCATTGAAGATACAGAAGCATAAGCGGGTGATATATCTGAATTTTCAAGCATCTTCGGATACCACATATTGGTATCACTTCCAAATGTAGGTCTTATAATACCACTTTCATATCCACCTATATCGACGGAAGGAGTATTAATACCAGGATCTATGCCATTATTTATCAACTCTGTTTCAGATACCTCAACAATATCTATTTCCTCTCTTTCACCAGTATGATTAGCAACCAAACTGTAAGTCTTCTCTCCATTGTCGGCTATTCCCGATTCTGTCAAAGAAAATGATTCAATAGTTGCCGATGATGATTTAGATTTACCAACAGGATGCTCTGCCATTTTTTTAGTAAATAGATCCCTGAGAACACCCATCTCTCTATAACCAGCCTCCTTGGAGGTTAATTTGGTTGAATACGTTACTGTGTTAGGTGAATACAGTTCGAGATATTCTTTACGTATCTCATTTATACCATCATCTTGAACCTTAGTTATTTGATTGGCTATATTAATATCGCTTACTACATCACCTCCAACGCTCTCCATTCCGCTAATAGAATACAGTGTATTAAAAAACACCTTTTCTTCACCATCCGAGAAACTATTTTTTACATCATCGTATTTTTTTAAGAAATACCTGCCACTTTTGCTATCCCTCTCAAATACTTTAGATAAATCAATGCCATCATTTTTCACCCTCTTTCTTATAGTAGCTATATCAGCAGGCGAGAATCCTTTTTCATAATATCTTACTCCAGATTCTACATCGCCGACTGTACCTCTATTTTTTCTTAAAATATCATTAAGGGATAACGCTGTAGCATAGGCTATATATTCTTCGGGTTTACCTCCTTCCTTCTGCGCGATCGCATTTGCTATTTCAGATACAATATTATCATAAATCTTATTCTCCTTCTTAATTCTATCATTCTCTATATCCATCTTGTCTACAGCGCTATTAAGCTGCATATAAGCATCTGTGGCAGCTTTTCTCTCTGCCACAGGTAGCTTGTCAAACATATCATTAGAGAGACCTCCATTGTCCTTTATATACTTAAGAAGTTTTTCTTCATCCATAAGATACTTGTATCCTGATGTTTCATCCGTCATATTTCTTGATATGGCAGCTTGAATATTTTTCATGTTTTCAGCACCAAGGGCTGTAGATAGTCTACTTCCGGATGTTACAAGATCTGTATATGCCTTATTAAACTTCTTATGAGTTTCTTCTGATATGCTAATATTTTTAGTTTCGATAGGATTAGCTGAAATAGTTCCACCAGAGTTTGTGCCAACGCCCACCTGCATGGCTCGGCTTCCAGCTCTGCCGCCTGCCGCTCCTGCACCAGAGGACATAAGTTTTGCTATTCTGGCTTCATTAAGCCTATTCTGCATCTTCAGACGTTCTTCGTCTAATCCAAATCTGGCTTCATCCTTATTCTTACCATATTCAAACTCTGCAATATCCCTATTTCTTTCATATTCAAATTCTATCTTCCATTTTTCGAAATTCAAATTAGCTAATCTTTCCCTCTGATTATATTCTTTGGTTTTCCAGTAAAGCTCGTCGGCTTTGATTATGAAAGACGAATTATCATAAGCATATGAAGCAGCAGCATTATTAATAAAATTATTTTCAATAACCTTCATCGCTCCAAGATACGGATCGTAAGCCCTTTCATCCATTCTGCTAAATTCAGATTTCATGGAAGCTATTTCAGATTTGGCTCTCTTTATTTCATTTTCAACCATTTCTTTCTTTGCAGGATCAGAACCCAAACCGGAAAGATCGGCAGTAAGAGCATCAACATACCTCTGCTTATCACTTATCTGCTTATTCATAAAACCAAGAACAGAATCATACGAATATAAAGAGGGATTAGAGTCTACCATGTAAATAGCCTCCACCTGCATCTGCTGCCTTGCTTTATCTGATAACCCTGACAATGCAAAAGAAGCTATCTGTTCAGGAGTAAGCATATCCTTAGTTACTTCTTGTACTGCCCCGGTAGGATGACCATCCTTGTCAAGAATAGGAATCTGAACTTTAGCTCCTTTATGAAGCTTGCTTATAAAATCTATCCTATCTTTTAATTCCTTATTATAATCAGTATAAGGAGTATATTGAAGAGGAGCAAGACGGGAACCAGCCTTTCCATCATTCACCCATTCATTATACGGCTTTAAAGCCGCATAAGCATTCGCAGCAGAATAAAGTTCTGGATTATTTATTTGTAAATCAGATAGCATTTTATGCATTCTCCTGCCTTCTTTTGTGCCGGCAATCGCGTTAATGACCGTATCATCCAACACCGAACTGATCTCTCCTTGTATGGCTCTCGTAACACCATCAGAAGAAAGATCCACGCCTTTGAATTTTTGATTGATGTTAGCAATCACACCTGACATCTTATCTTCCATATAAGCGCGGGCTTCAGGCTTATCTATCTCTTGACCCATAAGATAATCTACCTGGGTATAGATCTTTTCACGAGCAGCATCAACCTTCTGCTGTTTGTACATCATGACGTCCTTAACAAGATCTATGTTGTAAGGACTAACATACGGGGCATATTGCCTTAAAATACTATATTGTGAAGCCATCAGCTATTTCTCCTTCTCTTTTTATATTTATCTTCTTCATCATCCTCCAAGCTCTTCAAATAAGGTGTAGAATAATCACCCATATTCATCACATCCTGATTGCCTTGAACGTAAATAATTTGACCACTTGGAAGCATTCTCATATTCGGGGCTATGGAAGCTATGGTATTCAACGATGTACGAACATTAAACTTATTCTGTATCTCGCTGTTTATACTATCATAATAACGAGCAAGATTTTCATCCCTTATAGCCATAGCTTTCAACAACCCAGATTCATAACGTTGCCTTTCTGCTATGTTCTTATCATCTGTCTGAACATAAGCCATTTCATTAAACCTATCAGCTTCGTTTATTTGCCTTGCGTTATTGAAATTTACTTCATTAACATACTTGGCTATATTGCTTCCAGCTATGGCGTTCATATTAGCCAGAATAGCAGCCCGCTGGGAGTCGGGCACGTCACCTGCTGCGTCTAACTGAGCCGATGTCGCACGGTTGAGCTCGTTGATATACTGATCAGCAGATTGAAGAACCGGGTCTATTCTCGGAGCCTGATGTCTTTCCAGGCCTTCTATCTCCAAGCCAGTGTCAAGGGTTCTTAGCATTTCCGGGAAGATAGGACCGAACGCCGCCGGTCTGCCCTGTCCTTTAGGTCCGTTGTCTTCAACCACCTCCTCTGTATCGGTGTCGGTTGCAGTCGCAGGCGTACTTGCTTTCGGTTTTACCTCTATCCTTCCAGGAGATCCAATCTTAGGCGGTGTAAGGTCTGGTGCTATGGGACCGGCCTCAATAGGCTTCATTTCTGGTTTAACAGACTCAAGAACGAAGTCTATTTCCGGCATTAACCCACTATCTCTTAAAGCAACAAACTTATTATAATCGGAGCCCAGAATCTTCTTAGCGGCATCAGATTTATCACCAAATAAGTCAACATAATTCTTTATCCCTTTTTCGTTTAACAATCTTTTTTGCTCTGCCGAAACAACGTCCAATCCATAATAAGAACGGGTGGCTGTTGTCTGACCAAACTTATCATCTACGGCAAATGAATTATAAGCCTGATTACCTCCGTAGCTTCCGGCATCCTGGCCCCAGAATCCGTACTCATCTCTGAATTTCTTGGCTGCATCAGCATTCGTGATAGCACCTACATCAGCTAACGCCCACAATGCATTTAATTGCCTGTTGTATCCTTTCTGGAAACCTTCTGTATCAAAATCACCATCCGTATTGTACTTGTTAGCCCATCGGTTTATGTCGAGCAAATTAGATACCGCCTTATCATTTACCCTGCCGTATCCTAAATTGCTTCTATGTTGGAGATTCTGGTTGGCATTGACACTGGAATCAGGATTAAGAATCTGCTCACGACCACTAACATCAGATACAGTCATATTAAGAGTTCGTCCAAATAACTGATTGATAAGCTTATTGTAGCCGATAGCATTCTTTCTAAGTTCCTCCAGCTCCTTCTGAGTAGGTCCACCTTCAGCCATTTTCCTGGTTTGCTTAACATACTCGTCATATATCCAGTTCTTAGCATCTGATTCTGCAATATTAAAAGCCTTAGCTTGTTTCTTTACCTGATTCAGATCAACAACCCCGCCATCCCTGAAAAAAGCATCCATCTTCTCGTTACGCTTAGATTCTTCCTGTTTGCCATAAACGATTTCAGCGAAAGAACGAAATTGTGCTTCAAGCTCGTCTATCTCTTTCTGGTTTTCATTGACGTACTTGGAAAGAATAGAAGCATTAAGATTAGATGTGTTTTTGTCTTTTACATCTTCATTTTTCTCTAATCTCTTATATACACGCTCCTGATCTTCGTACTTATCAGACAAACCAATCTTCTTCTTATATCGATCAAGGAGTGTAGCATACGTATCTTTTGACGTTGCCTTAATACCATAATTTTCTCTAACGTAAGAGGCAAACTCATCATCTATCTTACGATAATCGGAAACAATATAAGCCTCTGGCAAATCAACCGGAGTGCCACCATTTTCATGTCTGTTCCCTTTGGCTTCCATAGGCCCTACGGAGTCAGGAGTCAGCACGTACTCGCCTTTCTCTATCTCTACATTCGCAGCATCTTCCATAGACTTGGGAAGAGGATAAATATATTCGCCGGTCATATCAGACGTATCCATCTTCTGACCGTTACCTAAATTCACGCCACCACCTTCACGTTCCCACTTGATGAATTGCTGACGACGCTCCTTGGCAAGTTTTTCCCTCGCTGCCTGCTCGTCTCTGCTGGCTGCATACGCAGCAGATGAAGCTCCCATGATATTACGGGTAAGACCTAATCCTAAACTAACACCAGACAAGGCAGCTTGAGCCACATTAGCACCGACCTTATTACCGGCTCTTATCCGGCCAAGACTTGTACCGAACATTTGAGCTCTGCCGGTTAGATCGGGTGAATAATATGGGGTAGTCATAGGATCAAGAGGATTACCATCTTGGGAACGTTTTTCTTTAGAGGAATCAGCATCAACACCACCTACATTCATTGTATTATCAACGACTGATTTCTCTACGTTTTTAACCATACCCCTATTATCAGCGAGATATCCTGCATATCCTGCATCATTGTTTTCAAAAAACGGATCGGATGTAGGCATACTACTAAATGGATTTATCTCCCCCTCCTCTGTTTCTAAAATCACATCAGAAGGCATATATATATTCTGAATATCAGATTCACCCCATTTATTAACAGGCGTTCCATAATCAAGAATAGACTGAGTAGAGGATACATTAATATCCTGTTTCTTATCCTGAACACTACCGCCAGGAGCGAATATCGGACGATTTTTTATGATTCGTAATTTCATACTATCTTTTTTCACAAAGATAAGAGAAACGAACGAGAAAATCCAACGTTATGGGATACGTTTAAAAATCAATCATGTACGGCAGACAAACCGCCCGAATCAGGGTCGTACTTAAGACCGCATGCCCGGCGATAGTTCTTAAGCGCTCTCTTGTACAAAAACAGCACTGTCTTGGAAACTATTTTCTTCATAGATTTGGTTAAAACCTCTTCTGTTGAAACAGACATCAGACAGCTATTCAAAAACGACCTGACATTGGAACCGAACAAGAACTTCACCATTTTTCTAAACGTTCTAAAAAGATATGATGCAGAAAGAGACTTTAACCCATTGCGAACCAGTCTCTTATTCAAATACGAAACAGCCTTTTCAGATAGACAGAGCCTATTCTTTCCTTCGCTATCTACCTCTGACGAGAACCACGAATATAAAGTGGTAGGATGTTTCTTAAGGTGATTGATGAAGGAAGTCATTATCCCTTCTTTTAAAGCCCTTTTGTGGGCTACGCATGCAGCAATCTTCTCTTCTCTTTTCAAAGAGCTGTCAAGGCATCTAAACACCGTCCTATCGTCTCCGATGAAATACTGAGGACGTTCTTCCTTAAACTTAGCCCGATATGCAGCATATCCTTCCTTACGGAGCATATCTATCTGAGACCGGATATAGAACCTTACGCACTTTTCTTCAGCCTCTTGCACGCTTTTAAGATAAGGAACTGACTTTCTCCCATATCGGAGATAGTCGTAAACCATAGCCTCAATAAAGTCATTGTACGGAAAGAATCTTCCAAAGCCAAAGTTCCAAACTATGAAACATCGCACTCTATCTTTCCAGTAATCAGATATGAGAAAGTTGCTACAATATCTCAACTTCCTGTCTTTCTGATAGAAATGATGAGTATGCTTGTCATAAAATAGATTAAAATATCTCAAATTGCCTAAACACTGACCGGATGGACGGCGTACTACATTGTACCCTAAGTTGCTGAAGCTATTGTATATAACTTCTATCGGAGAGACCTGCTCTTTCTTGAAGAGCTTGTCGTGTAACTTGTGAGGATTCATTATTTCAGTTATTTTTGTCTCCATATTGTTATTTATTTAGTGCAAATATATGATTTTACATAAAAAGAAGAAAATGCACTGCCTTGTATCCGGTTTGAGAGAAATAGGATACAAGGTTTTTTATTTTATGACGGTTTGGATAAGAGACAGGAAAACGGTTCTGAACGTAACCTCCTGACCTTCAGGGGTGGGACAACAAATCTTGAATTAAAACTACGCCTATAAATAGTCTCCGTTTTCCTTAATATTAAGACCATTTTCAATGATCTTACTCATTATATTATTTATATTATTTTATATACTTTACCATTTATTCATATAATTGTTTACAGTGAATGAACTTAACGACCGAAGGGAGTTAAGTGAGTGAACGGATTGACAAATTACTTTTTCCGTCATTGTATTGTTCGCCTAATTGTGTTAAAAGATTGAGTATCGTGACCGAAGGGAACGATGCGAAAGAACTTATAATATTTAAAAACGACTGAACCTATCGACTGAAGGGAGATAGGTGATGGAGTGACGTTAATAGTTATATTAGGTAGCCAGTGGAGAATTAGGCAGGCTGGTAGGCGAGACGGGCTCCCATGCCCGTCAGGACAGTGGAGGTACATAGGTCTGTTCTGTTAAACCAAGGCGATGATAGTTCCATCCTTCACGAAATCGCACAAAAAAAGCCGGATTATCTTGATATCGTTCTTCAACCTTCGGTATCCGCATAACGAGTCTCAAATCCGGCTTCGCTTTATTAATATGAGGAAAAAACACAATCTTGTTCTAATTATCGGTGACGCCTTTAATGCGAAGTTGTATATTGGGAAGCACGGCATTAATCAAAGCCATTTTCTTATCCTCTTCGCTTTCTTTTTGATGCTGTTTATACATCATGCTGTAATCACTGTCATCACCATCCTTTTTCCCGTCTAACGTCAGTAAATGATTTACGATGTCCTTACCATACGTTTCAGTCCATGTACGGAATCTCTCTTCCTCGGACTGTCTCTCCTGGGACGGGACTTCCGGGTTAGGGAGGGCGGCTGCCACTTCTACCTCTGGAAGTGTTACCGATGCTGCTGTTTCAGCAGCATCTCCGAATCCCATTTGACCATACGAAGATACGGAATTTTCTTCAATTTCCAAACCAAGATTTTTTGCAACTTCCATAGCATAGTTATAACGGTCATCATTTCTTATAACACTCTTATGAGGGCGTCCTGCTCCCTGGTTCCAAGCTACTACAGCATCTTTAAGGTTATCGGCGTTCATGAAGTCCTGCCGGCTGTAGTTGTAATACCCTGGTCCTTCTTTTCCTTTTCTTGTGTATAAGAAATTAGAATATCCGGTCTTTCCTTCGTATTCGTCAGCTAAGAACTCAAGTTGGTCTTTGAATGTTGGTGTAGAATGACCTTTCTTTTTGGCGTGCTTGAACAATTTATCCATGCGCTCATTATGCCATTGCTGTATGCCGTATGATGTTCTGTTGTCTCCGTATATGTCATCTTTAAGACCGGATTCAGCCATTAGGTTACCTATGATGGCAAGCGCCTGTATCTTGGACATGCCGCGCTTATTAGTAAAGTATTCATATGCTTCACGCTGCTTGCCAACTACGCCACCTTCTTTTTTGATGTTGGTATTGTATCTCTTTCCATTCCATGTAAATTCCTTAAGACCTCTTTTCCTGGCTTCTTTAAAGGCTTCGCCTCTTGTAGTGGAAATCGGGTCTTGTAATTCAAGATCGTTTTTTATACCAAGAATGGCATTAATAATATTATCATCCTTTTTATCATCATCATCTAATTTATCAACATTATTCGAAACGTAAGATTGGCTTATTAAATTTGATACGCTTTTTCTATTTTTATAAGTTCCTTCTTTATCTGATGGAGCTTCAAAAGCATACACAAGTGGATACGAATAATCCGTATCTGGATCTTCTGACATAAATTCGCTTACTGCATGAATGGCTTTATTGTATTTAGTATCCTTTATACTATACATCCCATCATCTTGAACATGATCATAAAATCTGTCTATCATGTAATTGATATATCCACGCTTATCCCCCTTAAATCGCTCTTTATCTTTCTCAAACTCTTTGGGTGGATATCTTTTATCGGATTCTTGGAAAAGTCCCTTAAACCCTCCATAATCAGATACGGCATAGGGATTACCACCAGATTCTTCAATAATATTTCCAAGTACGGCTTCTATCTGGCGTTGATTGAAACCTTTATCATATAAAGCATCATAGATCATATTCATTCCATCTACGTCCATAGTGCGGTGCGTACCCTTACCCACGCGCTTCATATTTTCATATTTGGATTTGAATAAATCCCAATCTATTTCCGGCTTAGAAGAATCCCCTCCTTGTTTTTTAGATCTTATCTTCATTTTTTTATCCAGATCATTCTTGGAATCAATGGCGGATTTCAACAAAACCTTGTTTGGATCATTCTCTTCATATGGATTCTTATCTTCTACATAATCCAGAATATCAAACGGGTATCCTATTGTATCAAGAATCTTAGTAACAATCCCGACACCAAGAGGTTGATCGCTTCTATAAAAATCATACTTATCTTTTACGACCATCCTACCTCTATCATCACGGTACATAGTGAAACTTGATAAGCCTGATAAATCATTTAAATCGCCGTAAGCATCTGGTATAAAATTGTATTCGTTAAATACCTGATGTTCTCCAGTTCTGGCTTTTTTTAATAGATCTATTCCCTCTTCCACCATTCCAAGTTTCCTACTTGTTACATCCCTTAACTCCTCCAAATCAGATACGTCCTTGCCTGCAACTTTTCCATCAATTATCTTATTATCTAAGGAATCAAGCTCCCTTCCATATTTTTTAGCCATTTTCTCCCACCCACCATTTATCCTGTCAGATATAATGGATTTGATATTGTCTGGTATTCTGACAATCCCATTTTCTTCTTTCAGATTATTTGGTTGGTTTAAGAATCTAAACCAAAGATTCTGACTAAAATCATCTACATTGGCTTTCGGAACATCTTGACCAAAAAATTCCATTATTTTGGTTTTTAATCCTCTTTCATTAGCATACACGTCAGGTGTTATATTAGATGCCAGATATTCTCTAAGTTTTACAAACGGACCAATTTTACTCCATAATGTTTTTGGTTGTTTGTCTCTTACATAATTTTTAGTCTTCTTTGCCATTTTTTTCTTCCTCCTTCTTAAATTTGTGGTAAGCACCACAAACCTTATCAACTAACCATCCCATCAGACAGGCGGCATGCTCATCTCCTCCGACTTCAAAACCGTAATCCATATTAAGATACTTACAATAAATAGAAAGACCGCGCAGGCATTCGTGTCCTATGGTTCTAACACTGTCTCTTATACACATCTGACGCTGCCGACGAAT